GAGATCCGTGGGTGCGGAAGACGCGCTGATGTTCTCAAGGTAATTGTTGCATTTGATCAGCACTTGCTCCGCGTCATCTTCAAGACGCGCATTGAGTTCGGCGCGGAAAGCTGGATTCTGATCGGCCGTTTGCGTGCCGACACGTTTCAACATTTCGGCATTCAGGCTTTCTTTGGTGGCACCTAGACGATGAATCCATGTCATGGGGCAAAAGTCCGATTCGCCGCTGTATTTGCCATTGAGATAGTCCCCCTTGCTGATGCACTTGGAGCGATCTGTAAAAGCTGCGTTATTGACGGACTTTCCATCGACGGGATCGACCATCAACATGGGCATCTGCTCCGGTGGGCAAGGCTTCATGCATTTCTCATTGACCGTGTCATATTTGTTGCCGAGGTGGTAGTTCTCCACAGTGAACCAATCATACCACTTCTCGTCACAACGTGTCGATTTGTTGCTCTCTTTCACGATCACCGGCTTCACACAGCGACTGGGGTCGCTCGCATCGCTCATGGTAAAGCCTGGTGGGCAGGACGTGCCGGCGATGCACTGGTCGCTGTTGCGCGATGTAAAACCGAAACCGTACTCGACACTGCATACCTTTGTTGCGACGGAACCGTTCTCGGTACAAAGGTGTTTCGGACGCCGCCGATCATTGACGACGCTGCTTGAATAAGTACGCGTATCGCTGTACGCGTTTTGCAGCACACCCTTTGGACTGTAGATCCCATATTGGCGTGCTGCCGAAATGGTGCAAATCTCGCCTGGTGTGACGGACATACGCCAGCGGCGGCTCTATTTATTCTCAACATTTTTCTGGGTCGAGCAGTTTGGAATAGACAGTGCCGTGAGTTCCCGGACGGCTAACAATACGCTTGTTCGCTGCAACTTTGAATTGCTTGCGATTGGGCATACTGCGGCGGCAGATGCTTCCGGCATCTTTGATCAAATACGCCGCGCTTTGTCCGTCTTTGAATTGTGCTGCTGCACAGTTGGGCATGAACCGCCCGGTCTGCTCATTGAAGACCCATGGGATGTAGACGGTCTCATGGGCGCCCTTGAGATTCAGGCGCTCCTGTAGACGTTGAGGCAGCATCGTCCAACCTGCGAGATCTGCTGACCGAATGGTCCAGCGCGTTGGCGCTGGTTGCCCATCATACACGCATTTGTTGCCCGTGGTTTCAATATAGGTTTTGTCGTCACAGCGCCCAGCTCGATCTTGTTCACGGTCAAACTTATTGACGGCATCCGGATTAAATTGGCGATAACCTGTAAATGTCTTCTGGACGCCTCTTTGCGCGTTCGCCCACCAGTTGCCCCAGGTACTGCCCGATCGCCCACGACTGCCGCCACTGCTGCGAGATGCGCGGATGCTGCGACTGATTCCCCAGATCAAGAAGACGATGAGCAGGATGTACAAGATGATTTCAATCGCGCGGGCATTCAACAGAGCGATCAAGATTTTCAAGAAGTTAACAAGCGCTGTCCCGAGCATTTGCAGGCCATTTTTAATGCCTCGAAATATGGGCACGATCAATGGTCTTAGCCCCCCCAAGAGCTTCTCAAATCGCTCCCAGATCCACCCGAAGAACTCAATGATTTTTTTTAAGATTCCATGCCAGAACGCAGTTGCTTTATTGCTGTTATGAATGGCAGCTTTCGTTATGTTATTTGCTTCGGCCGCGACATTTTCCATGTTGCCTTACGTTGGCACTTCGGCACTTCTACTCTACGCGACGTTTAAATTTTTGGATTATTTGTGTTAGGATATCGTAAGTAAGGATGAAGTGGTACTGGATTCTGCTGGTGGTTCTTGTTTTCATTTACCTGAGCTACTACTATCGTTACCCGGCAGAGGTTGCTATATTGCAGAACACGCTGAGCGACATGGATTTGAATGCCCTTCTGCAAAAGCAGCCGATCGTCGTCGAAGACCGGGTAAGCAATCTCCAAGAGCTTGCGGCCGCCTGGTTCAAATACCATTACAAAACCGGTGTGCATCATGTAGCCCAAACAGACGAAAGCTGGGCGCGCAACCGTTACCGCTACCTCGTTATCCAGCCGACGCAATCCGCCGAACTCATGCTGTACCCGCCTGGCAAGCCCATGGACGCATCCGGCACTGCACCCGACCCTGCCGAAACGCTGCTTGTCATCCCTCTTGCGCCGAATCAGCCATGTGTGCTGCCCCTGCATTGGAGATTCCGTTTCCATGACCTAGGCACCGAATACAGAATGGTGGGTGTGCATGATTGGCTGTCATGGATTCTACCATGATGTCGAAAAAGAATTAGGCAGGGGGTCGATCTCCCTTCATCGCAATTAGTCCACCTCCTCCACCGTGGGCGCCCCAGGTGCAGCGTCTGTAGGTGCCGCGCCCGGCATACCACCGGACGCCTGGTACATCTTCATGACGATCGGCTGCAGTTTGGATTCACACTCTTTGTACTTGTTGTCAAACTCATCCTTAGTGGTGTCCATCCCGGATGCCTCAAGCCACTTGATACCGTCCTCCACGATGGGCTCGGCATCCTTCCAGCACTGCTTGGCGACCTCGGTGTCCCCGTTCTTCAGGGAGTTGCGCGTGCTGTATAGGTAGTTTTCGAGCGTGTTCTTGGACTCGATGCGCGCACGCTGCTTCTCATCCTCCTCCTTGAACTTCTCAGCGTTCTTCACCATCTTTTCAATCTCTTCCTTCGACAGGCGACCCTTGTCGTTGGTGATGGTGATGTTATTCTTTTTTCCCGTGCTCTTTTCCACGGCACTTACCTGCAGGATGCCGTCTGCCGTGAGGTCGAAGCTAACCTCAATCTGTGGGATGCCGCGCGGCGCCGGTGGAATGCCCGATAGCTCAAAGCGCCCAAGGAGGTTGTTGTCTCGCGTCATCGTGCGCTCGCCCTCATACACTTGGATGAGCACACCAGGCTGGTTGTCCTCATATGTGCTGAAGACCTGCGATTTCTTGGTGGGGATGGTGGTGTTGCGCTCAATGATGCGCGTCATCACACCGCCCGCGGTCTCAATGCCAAGTGAAAGCGGCGTCACATCCAGCAGCAACAGATCCTTGGTCTGCGCATTGCCCTGGCCTGTTAGAATGGCTGCTTGCACGGCCGCACCATATGCGACGGCCTCGTCTGGGTTGATGCTCTTGCAGAGCTCCTTGCCGTTGAAAAAGTCCGTCAGCAGACTCTGGATCTTGGGGATGCGTGTCGAGCCACCCACCAGAACAATGTCATGGATATCGCCCTTGCTCATCTTTGCATCGCGCAGAACCTTTTCGACAGGCTCCAGTGTACGGCGGAAAATGTCCGCACAGAGCTCCTCAAAGCGCGCACGAGTGATGCTGGAGGCAAAGTCGATACCGTCATACAGACTGTCCAGTTCGACACTTGCGGTTGCTGAGCTTGAAAGCGTGCGTTTCACGCGCTCGCACGTCGTCTTGAGGCGCTTGATGGCGCGCGCATTGTCGGTTAGATCCTTTTTGTATTTGCGTTTGAATTCCTGGACGAAATGATCGACCAGGCGGTTGTCAATATCTTCTCCACCAAGATGGGTATCGCCCGCTGTTGCTTTCACTTCAAAGATGCCGCCATCGATGGTCAGTAGGGACACGTCGTGCGTGCCGCCGCCACAATCGAAGATGATCACATTCTTTTCCTTCCCATCACCCGTCTTGTCAAGGCCATAGGCGATCGCCGCCGCCGTTGGCTCGTTGATGATGCGTAGAACTTCCAGACCGGCAATGGCGCCGGCGTCCTTGGTCGCCTGACGCTGGGCGTCGTTGAAGTACGCTGGCACGGTAATCACGGCCTTCTTTACCTCGTGACCCAGATAGGACTCGGCCGTTTCCTTCATTTTGGTCAGCACCATGGCCGAGATCTCCTCGGGGTGCATTGTCTGCGTTTTGTCTTTGAACTCGACCTCAATCACGGGCTTGTTGTCGGCACCCGCCTTCACGGTAAACGGCCAGAGTTTCATGTCATCCTGCACAAGCTTGTCATCCATCCTGCGGCCAATAAGGCGTTTGGCATCATACACAGTGTTTTTGGGGTTCATGGAAGCCTGGTTTTTAGCGGCGTCTCCAATGAGGCGCTCCTCTTTATTGAACGCGACGTAGGACGGCGTCGTGCGGTTGCCCTGGTCATTGGCAATGATCTCGACGCGATCCCCTTGCCAAACGGCAACGCACGAGTACGTCGTACCCAGGTCAATACCGATTGCGATGTTCTCTTTATTGGACGTCATGGCGTAAAAATAAGACGGCGAAAGTTTTTAAATCATTTGTTACCTATCTAACAGGTACTTTGTGTTGTTTCATTATCGTGCGGCATTCCGTATCCGCAAGAAAACGCGCTCGTCCTCGATGATATCTATATGATCCCGCTTGTCAAAGATGTCCACGCTTTTTGTATGCCCTAGAAAGATCTTGTCGGCGGCCGCCAGACTGGCTTCCACGACTTGGCCGTCCCCTGCGCCATGACGCGTCTTGTAGGGCGTCTCACCATTGTTCTTGATTTTGTACCATGTGGGAGTTTCCACATCTGTGTTGTAGATGACCTCCACGGGTAACCGCATGGGCTGCGCAATCTTGTCCAACCACGGCTCGTACAAGTCGCGCCAAATCAAGAAGCTTGCATTATTGTTTTTGGCCAATTTGTGGTAATCGGCAATACGGATGTGCCGCTGGGGGTTCTCAATGTCTAGAAAAGTCTCGAGATCATCGAACGCCAGCTTGTTCGGCAGGCACATGATGATGCCTCCATTCTTACGCAGGGGCTCTTTAAACATGTGGTTAAACATGGGCACGTAATATTCGCCGCTGAACAAGATGCGGAGCGCCAGGGGTGTGCCACCAAACGGTGCGTTGAGACAAAACCATTTGTGCAAATGCTGCGCGAGCCATGCGTCGTCCACGAATGTACTGGCGAACCATTTAAAGAGCACGCCTCCCAGGCTGTGCGTCACCAGCACACATGGCTCATTGGACTTGCGGACGGCACGCTCAATCACGTATTTAATGCGCCCGAAGAACTCCGCTCGCACAACATCATCCAGAATCAAGCGAAAATCGTACGGCACTCCATAGAGGTTCTGCTTTTCCTTCCAACCAGCGGCCTTAAAATAATCGACCATGATGCCAAAGTATTTGTAATGGAAATTGCGCTGCAAGATGTCCTGGTACGATTTGGAGAGCAACTCGAATTCTGGCACGATATTGATGATGCCATTCGTGCCAATGGAGTCGTACACACACAGATTTGTGTCGTAATTCTTGAAGCCAATGACATGGTGGGAAGATACGCCGCGCTTTAATTCAACGTACATGTCCCGTTTCCATTTCTCCATGTTGGACTTTGAGAACGGTGCGATGTTCATCCATCTGTTTTCCAAAACCTGCTGGCCGAACAGCGAGCGGTGCCTCTGAGCTTTATGAACCAGCACGCTTCCCCCAAACCCAGGAATGATGACGATGGGTTTCATGCGCCTCCCACTTTGAACATTTAAGGCGTTTCATTCCTCTAAATAACGTAGAGCATGGAGCATCGCCGTCTCTCTTCAGGCACCGCTTCTCAGACAAATGTGCCTCGCTTATCATGGCGGACTTCAATCAAACGCCGCTCTTCACGCGGCGATTCGTTTTCTTGAGTTGGCTCAAGATAACCATGGCCACCATGGCCACCATATCCACCGTAGTGCTGTGGTTGTGTGGCGACGTTGTGTGGCCTACTGTACATATTATTGTTACCACTGCTTACACGCGGTGTAAAATCAAGTAACACGTCTACTTTTCTTGCATTCGCAAGCGCCGCTTTGCCCACCTTGGTTGCTCTGCCCGAAGCCGGCGTTTCCATTGCATTCGCGCTGCCACCATTCGGACGGTGAATCCCAACATAATCTGTCCAAAGCTTCAGCGCCTGTGCCTGGATTGTTTCCAGGAATTGTGTCTCTTGGGGCGTCCAATACACTGTATGATGCGCATTGGGGTGCATCGACCACATCGCACCCCACAACAAACCGATTCGATCCGCGCGCACACTCTTCTTCCATTCCCACATGAACAGCGACCACAAGAGCTGGACGTGTTCGTGTTCTTTGTAGTAGCACAACAGCGCCCCCCATAGGAACCACACCATATCACCGTCTTGTACATCCATGGCGCATGGAAACTCACCCGGTAGGTCCATCACCAATTTTCGGCGTGTAAGATATTCAAGCGCCATCCGACTGTCTTCGAATTGCCCCTCACTCCATAGTCGCGTAAGACCGACCAACAACTTTTGAGCAAATTCATCGTCGCCCCCGCCGTTTTGACGCGCCGTCAATAGGCGTGCGTACGTCCTGCGACCTTTTTCTGTGAGCTCTGCATCCGCCGGGAAATGATGCACGATCTTTGACCGCAGCGTTTGAATTTGCAGTGTGTGCTGTACGCGTCCTTTCAACCTCCGGAACAGGCAACAGAACATCACCGTCAGAATCATCACTTCGGTCGCGTCGAGGTAATCTTGTTGCAATTGCCGGAGCACTTCTTCCGAAATGTGAAGCCAGACCTTCACGTGCTCGGCGCTCATAGATTCGCCAGCCTTTGCAAGCAGCGCAACCCAGGCATTCTGTAGGGCATCCTCATCGGCGTTTAAGAGCAATTTGCAGGTGGCTTCGAGACTCCATTCAATGTCGCATTTGCATACATACTCCATGAACTCCTTCGCCTTCTTACTTGATGCGTTCGAGCTTGTCATGGCCGCCGGCTCAGACCTGGTCGGGTTTCTACTAACTAGGTATCCAAATTTATTCCCATGCAAACGCACCTAAACACAAAAAACAATCTTGTCATAGAGGTAGATCCAAAATGCATCAAGAGCCGCTCCTCACCGAAACGAAGTCTCGCTATGTCCTCTTCCCAGTGCAATATCTGGATATCTTTGAAATGTACAAGAAAGCATCGTCGTCGTATTGGGTAGCGGACGAAATTAATTTCCAACAGGATCTCGTGGATCTCGACAAACTCAATCCGCATGAGAAACATTTCATTAACCACATCCTTGCGTTCTTTGCTGCGAGCGATGGCATTGTGATGGAGAATCTGGCTGCGCGCTTCATGAATGAAATTGCGGTGCCAGAGGCTAAGAATTTCTATGCGTTCCAAATTGCCATGGAGGCAGTGCACAGTGAGACATATTCCCTTCTGATTGATACGTACGCTCGCGACCCGACAGAAAAAGACCGCCTATTCAACGCGGTCGAGCATTTCCCAGCCATCCAAGAAAAGGCGCAATGGGCGGTTGAATGGATCAATGACAAGGACTCCACATTTGCGCAGCGCCTTATTGCGTTTGCCATTGTAGAGGGCATTTTCTTCTCGGCTTCTTTCTGTGCCATTTTCTGGCTGCGCGAGCGTGGTCTCCTTCCCGGCCTGGCGTTTGCCAATCAATTGATTTCGCGCGATGAGGGTCTCCACACGGAATTCGCGTGCCTCCTATACTCCCATATCGCGAACCGCGTGCCGGAATCCAAGGTGCACGAAATGGTTCGTGGTGCAGTGGATATTGAAATGCGTTTTATCACAGAGTCCATTCCGTGCTCGATGATTGGCATGAATTCGGATCTCATGAAGGAGTACATCATGTACATTGCGGATCGCCTGCTTGTGATGCTGGGCTATTCCAAGATGTACAACAAGCAGAATCCGTTCCATTTCATCGAGCTATCCACGATGGAGGGCAAAACCAATTTCTTTGAGAAGCGCGTGAGCGAATATGCAAAAGCAGGCGTCAGCTTCACGCCCGGTCAGTCTGCCGTCCCAGATAAGATTGCCATCAATTTGGACGACGATTTCTAAACCCAAACCCGAACCCCAACCCTCCAAGCCCTGGCCCAAATTTCCGGGCACAGCGCAAATTTGTGTTTTTTGCCTACCGACGGTCAGTCGAAAGAATTGTAACGAATTCGAAGGAAATTGAGAAAAATTGATTGCTCGTCTAAAAATTGATTGGATCAACAACAGACAGCGAACAAGCAAAACCAAGCGCTCGCGATCAAATCGCCTCGGTCTCCCTCGCTCTCCGGCTCTCAAGCTCAGCTCCGGCGCAAAGCTCTCCAGTCGCAATGGCGGCCGCCAAGACGATGCTGGTCGAGGTGATCGCGCGCGCCCCGTCGAACTACAACAAGTTCATGAAGCTGCGCGTGAACGAGCTCAAGGAGAAGTACGAGAACCACAAGGAGCGTTTCTCGGCGGCGGCGCTCGAGTGGAGCAACCTGTCGGAGGAGGAGAAGGCCAAGGCGGTGGAGAAGGCGGAGGCGTACATCGCGACGCTGAACGAGGCTCCGAAGGCGCCCCGCAAGAAGCGCGTCTCGATCGAGAAGGTCGAGGAGCAGAACAAGAAGGCGACGAAGACGACGCGTGGCCCCAGCGTGTACAACCTCTACATCAGCAAGTTCATGAGCGACGAGGCGATGAAGGCCGAGTTCGAGGACCGCAAGGAGCGCTTCAAGGCGGTCATCCAGAAGTACTCGAACCTCTCCGAGGACGATAAGAAGGCGCTGGCGGAGGAGTTCAAGGACGCGCTGAAGAAGCCGGAGGCGGATGCGGAGTCTCCTCGCACGCCGCCGCAGATGTCGGATGACGAGCCGAAGGTGGTGCCGGACGCCCCCAAGAAGCGCGCTGCGAAGGCCAAGAAGACGGAGGCGGCCAAGGCGCCCGAGGCCTCCGAGCACACCGACGACACGGCGCAGCAGCCGAGCGACGCGAGCGACGAGGACGTGAAGCCGAAGGCGAAGCGCGGCCGCAAGGCCAAGACCGTGGTGGAGGAGGCCGCGGCTGTCCCGCTGCCTGAGGAGGACGCCCAGCCGGCCAAGCCGGCGCCGAAGAAGCGCGCGGCCAAGAAGCAGGACGCCTAAACAAAAAACCCAAAAACAAAACAACGCAAAAGCACTTGTAGGGTTAGGGGACAAAAGAGCCAAAAAAATCCAAAAACCAAAAACAAAGCTCTTTTGTCCATGAAGGGCACACCCAGCCCAAAAATTGACGCGCGTCCAAAGTGATATAAGGACGTGAGCGCGAAAATCATTTAAGCGATAGATGGTTGCATGGACACGAGTTGCAGCACCGAAGATGACCTATGGAGGCTCTTGGACGACTTTAATGTCGATCCAAATGCATCGGCTTCCGCCGCCCCCGCCCCAGCCGCCGCCCGTGGCTGCAACATGCCACACATGAACGCGAGCTGGTGTGCACACAAAGCGTGTAAGCAAACTTGTTTTACAAATGAATTGACTTGCGATACCTGTGGCGCGGATACCCTCGTGAATGAAGACGGCCAACACGTCTGCACCACTTGCAACACGGTTCAGGGGCGCATCATTGACAGCGGTGCAGAATGGAGGTACTACGGATCGGAAGACAACCGCGATGAGGATCCGACACGCTGCGGCATGCCTACAAATGCACTGTTGCCCAAGTCGTCTCTTGGATCCATGATTCCGACGCGGCGCGGCGAGAGTCGTGACATGCGACGGATTCGCATGTATCAGCTGTGGAATAGCATGCCGTATTGGGAGCGCACACTGTACCAAATTTTCGAGCAAATGACCAACAATACACTGAATCAGGGAATTCCGCAAAAAGTTCTTGAGGACTCTAAAGTGCTTTACAAAACGGCGAGCGAGAAGAAAATTTCACGTGGCGACAACAAGGATGGCCTCATCGCCAGCTGCTTGTACTTTGCCTGCCTCATGAACAAAGTCCCACGGAGCACCAAAGAAATTGCGCGCATGTTCGACATTGACCCCAACGTCCTGACGAAAGGCAATGCGCGTTTCCAGACGCTGCTCAAGATCAACTTTGAGCCGTCCAATGCATATGACTTCATTTCCCGCTTTGGGTCGCGCCTCAACATGGACTGGAACGACATTCAGCGATGCAAAGAATGGACGAAGCGCATGGATGATATGGAGATCGTGAGTGAAAATGCGCCGACGTCTGTCGCCGCTGGATCGCTCTATTTCTATTGCGTGTGCAACGAAATTGATTTCACGAAAAAACAAATCGCCGACGTATGCGAAGTCAGCGAGGTGACGATTACAAAGTGCTATAAACGCCTGGTGAAGTACAAGGCGGAGATAATTGGGAGCTGAACCATGTAATGAACCGCCGTTTCATTATTTTGTTTTTCTTTTGCGAGCACCCGCTTGTTGAGGTGCTGGCGATTCCACCACGGTCGCAGGAGCAGGAGCAGGCGCCTGCGCAAATGACGCACACGGGAGGCTATGAAAGTACGTTTTCACTTTTCTCACTTTGAAATTATCTTCGAGTTCCGGAGAGTTTCTTATCAGGAGTGTGAACTGACGGATGAGCTCTGCGCGTTCTTGTGCAAATTTTGCTTCCAATTCGCGCATGCATTTGGTCTGTGCGAGTGCGATGACTTTGTCCAACTGGGTTGTCTTTTGATTAATCGTTGATTCGTCAAGTTGCCCGCCGCGCAATGAGCGCGGTACTCGCCCACGAGGCATGTTGGATTCTACAAAGAGGAGAGAAATGTTGCCGTATGTGTAGGATGAGTTCGCAAGAGAGCCCCGAACGTCCAAAACGTGGCACGCCTGCGCGCGAGTACATGCGATCTATTACAACATTCAAGACGCGCTTTCCGAAACACCTCGCAACAAAGTCACAGCTCAAAGCGCATGAGAAAGATCACCCAGACGCCCCCCTACCCCCCGACACACTCTACCTCGCGGACTTGCCATTCCGCGTCCTAAAACTGCGTGCCGCTACCAGTATGCAGCGCTACTACACGTTCATGGGGGACAATGCCTGTGTGGATGTGATGCGCGACCGATGTTCCGACAGCGAGTGGAAACCGCGGTCGACGCGTGGCAAGTCCACCTCCCCACCCCTCTACCTCACACTTGGCGATCCTCTCGAGTTGGGATATGGATTCAACGTGTGCGAATTCACAACAAAAAAGATCACACCACTGCTGCTGTTAGATTATAAGGCGATCTATGCGATGTTGTACATTTGGGTGTATCACAAGGACGTCGCAATCACCTACAAGTTCCCTCACCCCGAGCGCATTCTCACCACGTTTTTTGCGATTCCAAAAGACATCTCTCTCGCAAAAGCAATCCGCTCGATCGTGGATCAGTACGAGCTTGGCCGCGACGCCAACTTGGATACGCCCCGTCGCACGGCCGGGCAGCCCGCACATCCCGCGCAACCGTACGCGAACTCGTGGTTCAAGCACCGATATGGTCTTCCCTCACAGGACGCCAAAACATACAATGATTTCCGAGCGTTCGCAGAAGCGATTGGGGTGCATGGCATCTTGTCGCCTGTGAAAGTGACGCAAGGCACGACCCCCCACACTGGAAAACGCAACGATGGTGGCATCATTCATGAAGAAGTCGTCTTGTTCAATTGCACAAACCTCGAGCTCAACCGCGATTTCTCGCTCGGTGGAGCGGTGGCTCGCACAAAGCAGAAGACGCAGAAAAAATAGAAATGGTTATGTGTCGGAATGCTTCACGAGCGGAATCCCTGGCCACTCACGCAGATGCACCGGTGGCTCGAACACCACGAGCGTTTGCGCCGACGATGGCTGGTGATCCACTTTGTTGATGTCCGCAAGGGTCACCAGCGTCGGATCCTGTTGCCCACCGATCCGTGCATCTTGGAAGAACAAAGGTTTCTCGAGTGCATACACGCGGTAGCGATCCATTACGCGAGCCGTAGGGAGATCCCATATGATATTGCGCGCCGTCGCCGCGCTGATCGTTCGCAGCAGCATGACCAACCAGCGTTTTGAACAAATGACTACGGCGTGTTGGCTCAGCATGTTCAGGATTCGCACAACACCTGGTAAGTCTGTTGGCTCCCAAGAGACACCCATTTGATGCGTTTCTTTGTTGGGATCGGCACCACATTTTGAGATACCTACGTAGACGGCATCGGCGTCCGCCGGGACGTGGAGCATCATGTGCGCTCCAAACTCCGTCCAAGGCGTGATGTTGGCGTCATCTTCGAGTAGTAAGAAAGGCGTGAACGGTTCGCGCAGGAGCATCTGCTCAAAGATCGCCATCAGCGACTTGGCCGCACTCAATATATACCCTTCGCCGTTCAACGCTGGAAAGAGCGCGTAATTCATTCCCAGACCGCTCAGCAGCGCGTTCATGTGTTCAGCCCGTCGCGTATTCGCAGGATTATGCAACACGACGGTAGGAATGGCTTGCAAATCGAGCTCCATAAACAGCTTTTCCAAAATTTGCTTAAGCGTTTTTATTCAGGTTACATGAATGGCGACTTGCACCGTCGTGACGGCGTATTACCCCGTGCCCTCGAAACATGACCATTCGGATTATAGAACATGGATTTCTCGTTTTCTGCCAACGGTGACCACCCCGATGGTCATCTTTACGGACGCAGAAACTGCGCCCATGCTTCAGCGGTTGCGTGGTTCGCATCCAACGGAAGTGATTGTGCAGCCGTTTGAGACTCTGCGCTTTGCATCGCCTCGGTTCTTAAAGTATTGGGAGCGTGATTATGAGCGCGACCACGAACGCCATATCCATACACCGTACGTCTACGTCATCTGGAATGAGAAAACAGCATTCGTCGAGCGTGCCATGAAGCTCGATCCTTTCAAGACGGAGTTTTTCACATGGTGCGACATTGGCATGATGCGCGAGCCGGCCGGACATGAGATTTATGCGAGGTGGCCTTCGCCAGAATCCCTGGCTCCTCTCGACCGTGACCGAGTGTATATGCTAGCCGTGGAGCCCTTTCAGCCCTCCGACATGCACATTCTTCCCAATGGATTGCCCGCTCAATTTAGAGAGAAGAATCGCATCGGCGCAGGTGTAATTCTCGGTTCCAAGAGGGCACTTGAGCAATGGATATCCGCATATTACAACATGGTCGATGCATTTATTGCCGCAGACTACTTTGCAGGCAAGGAACAATCGATCATGAACACCATCGCTATCAAGCACCCTCACCTGGTTCACTTGATACAGCCGATGCCCTACACCCTCAATGGGCAGCCCGGCGACCGCTGGTTCTACATGCTTTGGCACTTCAAGTAAGCTTTGCCGCCGACCACCAACCATGCAGGCCGATTGGCATCGCTGCTGGTGTTTCGATTTCGCACAGCGGCCCCGTGGAAATATCGTTCGCGTCGAAAACGAGAAGCACAGAGTCATGGATACCCGCATTGTACTTGACAACCATCACAAAATCCCCCGCAACGACGGGTTCGCTCATGAACTCGCGTTCTGCGATGAACCAGTACTTTTTGGTGGTCTTGTTATCATGGATGGCAACGAGTCCTTGACGATGGTAAATGCCAACATTTGCAAACAGAGTACCAGCTGCGCTCACGACTGGGAACTCCATGAAGTGGTCGGCAACCGCATCCTGTCGAATGTCGTTGTTCTCCATGTTCCAAGTGATTTCATAGAGCCGACCGCCTTTATCGATTGTATTCCATTCGATGATTTTTGACTCGTACAGGATGTTTTTGAATACGTACGCAGACCCCACTTTCTTGGGTAGACCAGCGAAATGGGTGACCATCCCAGGGAGCACTTCCTTTTGTAGACCGTGGCCGCCGCCATAGTCGCCACCCCCGTCCCCTCCCATGCGCCCGCCCTCTCGCGCTGGCCGTCTTGGGACGGCATGCAAGATGTTATAGGGCTTGCTTGGATTGATACCTATGCTGTTCACGAGCCCGGAGGCTTTGACTTTGTTCCAATCAAAATTGACCGAATGCTCCACGAAGAAGTAGTAGTCATCGCTGACTTGGAAGTCATGCACAAAGTAAAGGGTGTTTGCCACCTCATGACTTGTCGTATGAAGGATTTCAAATTTCTCGTTCAGTTCAAAGAAGGTAATGACTGAGTTCTCTCCTTGATACGAAATGGAGTATAGGACAAGCACGTCGGCGTTGCCACCTCCACATCGGACGACCTTAGGATGCGCGCATACAGCGTCTCCAAACACCCCGAGGCCGCGCAGGAGATTATCCACGAACTGTACACCCGAGCGGATGGGTAGGCCTTCGCGGAAAGGCTGCAGAACGCCACGTGTTTCAAGCGTCTTCGGATCCAGCAGGTAAGGGGGGCCACTTTCGCAAAACACGAGAATGTAGCCACCCCATTCGATGACCGAAGTGTTTGCCGGGTTTTTCACAAAGGGCGTAATGGGGGGCGTCCCAAATGCCCCCATGAAGACGCGCCGACGCAACCGCTCCTCCACTTGACGGTGGTAGGTATTCACAAAACGCGATTGGAACTGTACACCATCGTCGTCGAAACGAAAGGCGCTCACATAACCATCACCATCAAAAGGATGGGCGACAGGAATCCCATATTTATGGAACTCGCCAGGACTTGCCTTGAAGTACGTCCCGCGCAGAGCAGAGGGCAACGCTCCTTTGCGGATGCGGAGATTTACGGGTGCACGAACTTCACTCACATTTTGAAACGATTTGAACCAATCCGAGAGAGCCATCTACAAAACAATTGCCAAACAACTTGCAGCACGTGCTGTGTGTTCTTAATGCATTACAGTAAATTTTTCTTTAATCTTCACTTTGGTGCCTCAGGCCGCCTCCTCGGTCGTTGCCCTCGCCTTTTTCCCGTTGCCGCGCGTCTCCCGAATTTCCGGCACGGTGAGTCCGGCCTTCCGGAAGAGTTCGCGAAGCTGCTCAGGTGTGCAGCCGCGACTCTGCATTTGCTTGTAGTCTTTTGAGTCGATCTTGCATGTGTGTACGGTGTAGTAGAAGTGCTGGCGAATGAACGACACGGGCGTCACATTGCTTGCCTGAACACGGAAGGTGTCGAGCGTCTTGAAGTACAGATCCGTGCGATCGGCGATCGGCAGATCCGTGCGGAACACCTGTAGCTCGTTCTCTGTGTACTTCAAGAAATCAATGGTGGCGTGATACTGCTGTTTCATGCCCTCGTTGCCAATGGCTTTCCAGGGGATGCCGCGCGCCGTCTGCACATCGGCATACATGCGCTTGTACTTGCCGATCCATAGATCCCAAGCGTGCCGGATGCTCTCGAAATGCTCGGGGAATGGCGTCAGGCGTGCAATTGCAGTGCGCTTGCCGGCGGCAGTGTCGGCCGCGGCAACAGCCGGGGTGGCGGTCGCAGTGGTCGCCGTGGCCGCTGCCGGCGTGGTCTTGGGCGCGCGCATAAGTGTGCTCGGCACCACATGCTTCAAGATGTCGGCGTGACCCATTTCTTTGGTCAGATGAATGAAATAGTCGACGCCGACCCCACACGTTGCACATAGCTTCTCAATCTTCGGGAAGATGTTGATAGTGCGCTGGCGCTCCTCGCGCATCCGGAACACAGGATGTCGGCGATTCTGAGGAATGCAATCCGTCGGCAGTGACCATTCGCGGACTGAAATACCAGGATACTTCTCACGAAGCATGTATTTGGTTGCCAGGCTCCGTATGGCGTGTCGAAGGGCAAACGCATTCCACTCTGCGAGAAGCTTGGGATCCCTGAAAATCTCTAGTCCGCTGTACATGACTCGGTCTGGGAACTCGGGACGCAGCCAAACAGTTGCCTCCAGGAAAACGATCTTGATATATCGCAGTACGTTTGCTGCCTTCAAAGCGTTTTGGTGATCCTTACCCTGCTCCTGAAGCTGTTTCGCAAGTTCATGGATGCGATCAAACTGCGGTGCGATCGCGTTCCACAACACGTCCGGAATGTCATGCTTGTCCAGAGTGCCGTGGAACCACCAGGGCGCGTACTCCGCTTCGTGCAACCACATGTTCAGGATGAAGAGCTCCGAACCGCCCATGGCACCCTTTGCGTATACAGAATTCATAGTTGTGGCGTGCTGGAACTTTAGGATGTTTGCGATGGCATCGTGCGCGGCGCTGCTTGCAAGGAGGGCATTCAGCGCCGAGTACCGCGGGCCGTGTGTGATCTTGGTGTGTAGGCGTCCTGGGTTGAGCTGAAAAAGCGTCATCATATATGCATGGTGCCGCTCGTATGGAAATGGTTTTCCTTTCTCGGTCGGAAACATGGGGGTGATCTGGTTCCATTTCTGCGGTTTCTCCGGTGTGTCGGCCAGCTCCGCCGCCAAGCTTGCCTCCATCTTACGGAACATACCGTCTTCCACCTCGGCATGATACACGATATGGTTTGACCATGCCGCCAGTGCATCGTACCTTATATCACTCGCGTGAATGGTATGGAATGTATTCTCTTTGACTCGAGTGCTGCCCGAAGCATCGCAATTTTTTCCAAGGCGCTGGACACTGGAAATGGCGACGCACTCCAGCGGTGTCTCTTTGTTCATATGCATATTCATCGTTAAGGAATTGACGCCACTCAATCGAACATTTTGGCCACGTGCCCCCCAGCGTGAAAGCGTGATGTACATACTCGCACACCGAATATGATCAGCGTCCGACCGCGTAGAAAGTTCGCCGCGCCACAGGGTATCGACGAAGAGCTCTTCGTCGTCGACCACAATGGTTGCTGTGTCCAGCGCGCAATTTGTTGCGCCCTGGTGATCTTCTTTGGCGCGTTCGTTGGCGTCTTGGCGAATCGTCTTCATCCCCGTTTTGCAGGCAAGAGTGCCGATCAGTGACTTACCGTCTTCCAGGTACCCTTGATGATTCATGAGTGGCTGGAAAACCTGGAATACGGCACGTGCGTGCAGGCTCGCTTGCGATGGCGCCACTTGACTCTTCCCTGTACGTGCGTTGATAATCGCGCGGTTGCTTTTTAGGAACTCGGCGTAGTAATCGACGAATTGCTTCATGATGAAGGCGCTGCTCAGTGCCAAATCTTGGTTGTTCTGCTTACGCCATGCCACGTACCGTACCAGGTTGACGTACTGGTTATTCATCTTGTTCTTGTCCCGATAGAGAATCCGCATCCACTCGACGAACAGATTCATGTAGTTCTCGAGGCTGCCAACTTGGCTTGGATCCATGTAGATGGGGAGATCACGCCACCAGCTACAGTAAATGAAAAAGAAAGGACTGAAAATGCTGCACTCTGGTTTGTTGGCTGGATCGTGCCTTTTGACGGGGCGACCCTTGGTTTTCTTCGGCTTGTCAAAAAACTTGGGTGAAACGCGCCATTTGAAGCCGTTTTCGGCAACGATGCTAGCTGCGATGTCCACCGCGACGTGATACTTGTTCAGTCCGAAACCTGTTGCGGTATACGCTCCACAAGTCTCATATGGCAGTGCAGCAAACCCGCGTATCATTTCGCGGTCGTCTTTGCTCAGATGCATCGGGAAGCGCAGCACCACCCGCCGGCCGCGTGCGATGGTATCAAGTTCCTCTGCTGTCGCGACCTCATCGATCCCCCACCCTACTTCCCTCGCCCCCTCCGCCCCCTCCGCCGCCACTTCTTCCACCTCTTCCATTTCGTCCAGCTCCTTCATCTCTTCCATCTCTTCCTCCCCAAGCTCTTGCCTTGCAATCTCCATTTCATCACCAAGGTTATCCTCCTCCTCAATTTCCCGCACGGACGTCAATTCGCTCGCAAAGCGAACCGACCGCTTGGTCATGGCCGCCGCACCGGCAGCAGCGGCCATCTTTATGAATCTTGAAGCCTGTCTTCAGAAGTCGTTGCGGCGCGATAACGATCACGAGTCCTTGCAGTAAGCAATGGTTGCTGGATTCCGGTACAGAGTCCCGGTCAAGTTTTCCTGGACTCACAAAAAGTTTTACACAATTTTTCGCCGATTGCGTTTCGATATGCGCTCTGACTGTGTGTACACAGAATTCATAGTTCTGTGTCGCTGAACTTCAGAAGGTTTGCAATGGCATCAGGATGCGTTGCGGTGCTTAGCCAGATCTGATTCAGTGCCATGTACCTCATGGTATTCGTGATCTTGGTGTTCTTGGTGTTATTGCGATGAGTGTTGAGCTCGTATAGGAATGATTTTCCGGGCTCCGTCTCCCAAAAATCGCCCACCTTGGCCTTTGCATCCCCAATCTCCTCCCACGCCTTCTCTTGTTTATCTTTCACGTCCTTGTACCCCGTGAACTTCTCTAGCTCCGGCATCTCCTCTGTCTCTTCTGTCTCCTCCTTTGTCTCCTTTGTCTCATTCTCCTCAATTTCCCGGTTCGGCATGGCCGCCGCATCGATAGCAGCGGACATCTCGAGGAATCTTGAAGTGTTGCGGCACGATCACGATCACGTGTCTTTGCAGTAAGCAATGGTTGCTGGATTCCGGTACATAGTCCCGGTCAAGTTTTCCTGGACTCACAAAATTTTTTACACAAACTACGCCCGGACACCTACGATAACTTCCGATTGCTCCGCTTCGGTGAGCTTTGTGTCACCCGTATATGCATAGGCGAGCTTCTCTTGGATAAGAACTTCCGCGATCGATGGCCCGCGCACAGCGCCCGTACTTCGGTCATACTCGAGCGGACGGATTTCAGCCATGAGGCGGCCGTACTTGTCCCAATCCATACACCGCACTTCGACCAACGGTCGCACCTTCTCTAGCATGGTCTCGATATCCTTTTTGCTCAGAACGTCGTCTAGACCAATGTTCATTCCAACCAGTTGAAGCACACGGTTGCGCGAGCGGATGGCTTTGGCGCGCAGATCTGCGGCCTTGCTCTTGATTTCGGGTGTGTCGATGCCCGCAATGCGAACCGAAAACCGGTAAATATCATCTACCACCGGCAGGGTAACGGTCATGGTATCTCCATCATACACAGACACGACGACGCCCGGGAGCACCTTGCCCGCAAGTGAAAACGGAGCACAACCGCCACCGCGTTGGCGGACGCGTTCAATCAGATCGGTATCCATGATGCATATTCCTGTTAAGAAATCCCTAATACCTGACACTCATTTCTTGTCCTTTTTCTTCTGCGCGTCCTCGGCCGCTTCTGCCGCTTCTGCCTCTTCTGCCTCTTCTCGCTCGCGTCTGTAACGCCACCAGTTCATGGTGCAGTAGAACATTGTGAAGAGAATGATACCCTTGCCGATGATGTAGGAGCTTGTCTCTGCGACATGCACCCAAGTGGCACGCGGGGCTACATTGCGCTCACGGACTCGTGGGCGCACACAACGTGATACCACATGCACCACGTGCGACACACGCACAACGGGTCGCGACCGGAGAAATTGATGACGTTGTGTCAACATGCTGGTGCAGCAGTCAAGTAGAGATTAAGGCACTGTTGTGCTTAAGCTTCAATGCCCCCGAAGATGTCTTCACACATCATCACCCTATCCATTGGATGCGCCCATCCCGAAATCGGTAAAAACATCGCGGCATTTGACTTCGATGGGACACTTGTTAAAGTGAAAAACACTCGGACAGCTCATCCGTTTCCAAAAAATAAGGACGACTGGGTGTGGTTTACGGCCACGGTTCCAGATCGCCTGCGACGACTACACCAAGACGGTTTCTCTATTATTATATTTACCAACCAAACAAAACTCTTCAAAATTGACATGATTCGCGAAGCGCTCACGTCTCTTGATATTCCGCTGACCGCATTCATTTCCTTCCGGAAGGCAGCCGACAAGCCAAACCCTAAAATGTTCCATGACAATGTCCCCAGTGACTTTGATCCCCAGACTTCTTTCTACGTCGGCGATGCGGCCGGTCGTCCTGGTGACTGGTCGGACATGGATCGCGTATTTGCGGACGCCATCGGAATCCGCTTCCAGACACCAGAGGACTTCTTTGGCCATTGAGGCGTGCACGCACGCTCACAAAATACTCTCCAAGAACCGCAGCGTACTGCGGATACCATAGCCATTCGGTAACTCATCCTTCACATCGTGCGCGAGATCGATGTGCAGCCATGTCTTCACAGATTCGGGCAGGAATTGCTTCAAGAACAGTGCTGCCGTATAGGCGTCACTGCATTCCGTCGGGCTGTTTTTCAGATCAGCTACTTTGCTGTCAAGCACGTGGTCAAAATCCGCCCATGAAGGCATCGCAAGCATGCGTTCTCCGATCGCCTCCGTCATATTCTCAATCTTGCTTCGCAGGCTACCAGGGGACACAAAGAAATATCCCTTGTGGAAGCAATTAATGAAATCGGCATGCTCTGTCAGCGTCGCTAGGTCAATCAGTACGTCTGGCTTATATCGCGCGGCATAGCTCATTGCGTCCGCGAGCAATAACCGGCCTTCTGCGTCCGTGTCTGAAATTTCAACGGTTTTGCCGGAATGGCTCTTGATGATGTCTCCCGGGTGCATCGCCGCGTTCCCAATCGCGTTCTCTGCAAAAGGGAAAACCCCAATAAAATTGACGTCCTTCCACAATCCATTAAGGCAAATGTAGCGCAATACCGCTGCTGCGTAAATGCCACCGACCTTGTCGTATTTCATATCTTTCATGCCTTCGGCGGATTTGAGTGCCAGCCCCCCCGTGTCAAATGTTATGCCTTTTCCTACGAGACACACCGTCTTTGCCGTCATTGCCGATCGTAACGCCTTTCGCTCCACAACAAGCATGCATGGTGCATGACTCGAACTAGCCCCTACGGCGGTAATTAAATTAAGCTTATGGGATCGCAGGTTTCGCAGCGATAACCTGTGTATCGCCACACCTGATACGTCTGCAAACCACTTACAGATAGCCTTACACGTGAATGCCGGTGTTGCTATGTTGGCCGGCTTCATGGATAAAAGCCGTGCGCCGCTTACCATATTGGCGACACCTACAATGTCGCGAATGAGCGGTATGTCGTCGCCCGTATGTGTAACAATGACGGACATGCCATGCAAGCCGTCTAGCACAGCATGCAACACATGTCGCACGATATAGTCGCTTTGTGCCGTGAGCGAGCTTGATAGACAAAGCACAATTTTTCGAATGCCTTTTCCGTCCCACATTTCTCGCGCTGCCGCCAGGTATCCAAGTATAGTACTCAAATCACTCACCATTCTTGTCTTTCGAATACTCAGCGTTGTCCTTCCCGTAATTTCCATTCCATTTTCCCTTCCCCCTTTTCTACCCATTTCCAAATCCAACCCCACGGTCTTGATTGATTCCCTAGTCGCACATTTCGCACTTTTGTAAAGAATGCTCATGAGGACTTGCTTTCCAAACGTTGTCAAGGCCTACATTACACATATACAAAAAGAAGATTCAAATGAAGACACGTGTTAGGGTGCAGCATCGAGCTCACGCGTTGCCATGAGAATGATTTCGGATACAGGGAGGTCAGGGTGCTTGAGCTTGAGGGAAGCAATGAGCTCCTTGCGTTTGGCATTACGATCGTTGACTTCCTTCGGCGCCTTGGCAGCGCGTTTGCCAGCTGGTTTCTTAGCAGGCACAGGTTCCGTCTTCTCTGTCGTCTTCTCGGGCTCAGGTGCGGGTACAACCGTCTCAGTCGCAGGGGGGTCTGCAGCTGCCTTGGCCTTCGGCTTGGGTCCTGGCTTCTTGCGCTCCTTCTTCTCTGGAGCAGGCGCAGGCGCAGCAGGTTCGGCTGCGGCAGGCTCGGCCACCTTCTTTGCCTTGGTTGCTCGAGGCTTCTTAGCTGCAGGTGCCTTTTTCGGGGATTCGCCCTCTGGCTTCGCATCTTCCGGTTCCACGTCCTTCGGCTTCTCCTTCTTCGCATCCTCCGGCGCTGCATTAGGCTGCGCCTTGTGAATCACATCCTTTTCGGTCAGCAGCGGAATGTCCTTCTTCAAAATGGCCAGCGCCACAGATTCGCCTACCACACTCCACTGCTTCACGCCATTCTTGAGAGTGACCATGTAAAGGCGCTTGTCGCGACCTTCCATGAGCGTTCCGACGGATTCAGCGGCCGCACAGTAACCGACACCCTGTGGGGAGCTCTCCTTGCCCGTGTAGGTGTGCCCAGCGCTATTTTTGCATGGCTTCGACGCAGACATTCTCTAATAGATTGTGAAGAGAATAGAGTCAGTCGCCCAATTCAGTTGCACGGCCGATCAATTTTTAGGGACTTGGGCCACGCCCTTATTTTGTGCCCAGAAGGTTAGGGTATCGCTTTCAAAATGATCGCACGCATGATCGCACTTGCCGTGCTGTTCTGCGCAATTATGATTGCGTGGATGGTTCTGATTGTGCTGGCCATCCCGTTCCGCGTCGGTATCAATTACGTGTCCCCTGTCAAATTCCACCGCGCGCTTTGGAACATCCTGTGGAATAAGATCCTGTTGCCGTTGTTTATTCTCATCATCGTGCTTCTCTTCGTCCTCTACCTGGTTTACAAGGCACTGGAGCCCATTTTCATCATTGGAAGCATCATCCAGGCCATGAGCCCATTCGTTGAGATGAGAAATCTCTGCATCATTTCATTCTTTGATAAATTGATCGCACTCATCCCTCGGCTTTTAACAGATCCCATCACTGGGTTGCGCGAATTCAAAGACGCATGTATGTGTGTATTAGTGAAATCGCTTGAAACATTAGGGGATGAGGTTTCCGCATCCTATACGCCCCCTGGACTTTCATATAATGCCTCCTCTGTAAATACCACTGCAAATAACGGTACCAAAAGCTTCACCAAAGCCGAATACGACCAAATCAAGGACGAAGAACTCCAATGCATCCTCGAAAGCACGTCTCCGGTTGCCAATGACGCATCTCAGACGGATCGCCTCCGTGCCAATGCGCAAAACCAGGCGTCCATTCTCAAATGCAAAATGCAATCCATCGCCCAGTCCTTCAAGGTTCTGGCACAAGCATCGAGAAATTAATCTGTCACATCTACAGAAGAGCCAAACTCCTATTAATGTCATTCTGGGATCAGCTTCAAACGCTGCGGCCGACTGGATTCGAACTGCTGTTCTTTTCCGTATTCGTGATCCTGCTCATCATCTTGTCCGTGATGATCCATTACCATTTCATTCAGAAGCGCGTCCAAAAGGAAAGCCGCTGTCTGCGCGAGCGTCAGAAGTTTGCTGCCGGTGGCGTCTATACGGTACAGGCATACAACCCAATGAACCTACCGCTCTACCGCGTGGAGTATGATTTTACGCGTAAAGAAAACAAGCTATCGTGTGACTGCAAGAAAGGCGAGACCGTCAATACGTTTACGAAGATACCGTATTATGACCTGAAAAATAACGTGAGCAAAAGCCAAGACCAACTCCTGTGCTACTGCGACAAGGCCTACGATGACCCTACTGCGACCACGTACTACAAGGGGCACCCAGGATTGATTCGCTACATGCAGCACAAGGATACATCTTTCTTCTCTGAGGAGGCGCTTCTTGATTAGTGGCTAATAATACCCGCACTTGCAAACGCCTCACGAATGCGCCCCCGCTCTTCCGCTTTGAGGCTGCGCGACGGGTACTGGATCTTGAATTTCAAGAACAGATTCGAGCGGTCGTTCATGCCTTTACCCGGGATGGCATACTTCCGCCCCGGATCAAGGATACCAAAGGTACTTGTATCCACGTTGAAGTGCTCTTTAAAATGCGGCACCAGTATGTTTTTTCCAATCACCGACTCTGCAAAGGTGATGGCGCATTCCATCTCCAGGTCGTTGCCCTGACGCTGGAACACGGCGTCCGGCTGAACGAGCACCTCAATGATGAGATCGCCATTGACTTCGTTCTCGCGGAGAGCCTGCTCACCCAGTCCATCAAAACGCATCATGTGTCCTGTTTCCACAGCGGGGGGAATGTTGAGCTCAATCGTGTGTTCTTTCACAACATTGACTTTTCCGCCACAAGCTTTGCATTCAGTGCGCGGCTTCGCTGCGAGCCCTTTGCCCTGACAGGTGGGGCAAGGCCGCGTGGACATCTGCGTAAAAATGCCCATCCGTTGCATTTCCGTAATTTTTCCGACGCCTTGACATGCATTGCATGCGGTCATGCAGTCTCGGCACGGTGTTTGTAGGGTGACTTTGATGGTTTTCTTCACGCCAAAATACGCATCTTGCAGGGACATTCGCAAAGCATGATGGCGGTCGGGGCATTTCACAGGACCGCTGCGACCGCGTGGGTGACCACCCCCCATGCCCCCCATCCCTCCAAAGAAGTCAAAGGGGAATCCGCCGCCGCCACCACCAAACATGTGCTCAAATATGTTTTGCGCTGAATTCATGTCAAAGCCGCCGTGTCCACCATTCGCCATCGATGCCCATCCTTCGTCGCCGACAGAGTCATACTGACCACGTTTTTCGTCGTCACTGAGCACGCTGTAGGCATTGGAAATTTCTTTAAATTTTTCTGGATCACCACCTTTGTCCGGGTGATGCAGTACCGCAAGTTTTTTGTAGGCCTTTTTCACATCGTCCTTGGAAGCCCCTTTTTGCAGCCCAAGGAGGTCATACAGCTTATGTGTCATGCTTCCTGCCATGCTAACATCATTTAACCGTTTAAGTGAAATTTCCACCTATGAGTAAGGCGTTCAAAGACAAACGTATTTTTTGGATCACGCCAGACTTTTCCAATTATTTTGATGTATTCCGAACGCCGCTTCCATTCTTTCAGGAGCTTTCGGCAAGCTTGGCCGACCTACCTTGCACTTCCTACAAATACCTCATCGCGTATGTTCCCCATTTGATTCATCAAGCGGACTGGATGGACAAGAATGACCTCTTGATCATGTTGGAGTCTGTGTTTCAGCGAGAGATCCTCCTTCTCGACTCGATGCAGCAGCTATCGCAAACGGAATTTGCGCCTTACATACGCACGGACTGTATCTATCTATGCAGGGATATTGAACAAACGGTGTCGTTGCACACCTACTTTGATGTCATTATGCAAGATGCATTGACGCTCCCCAATGAGCTCGCCGACGTAGACTTCAAGGATAAAATCGTCTACGGCAAGTCGTATCTCAACACGCATCTACTACCACACATGTTCCTGTCAAAAATGCAGGATCGCATCCAACAGTTTGGCATGCTGGCGTTTAACAACACGGCGACCCAGGACACATCAGATATCTGTCTCGTCGTGGGAAAGCTTCCGTATGACGTAGAGGATGCGCTGTATGACGTCCTATGTGATTTGATGCATAACGACCGAGTTGCTTGCCTCATTTCATGTAATGATGAGGCGAACTGCGATTATACGTACCTTGTCGATCGTTACGAAGGCGAGTCCAAGTATGTCATGACGTACAATACTCGCTCGAACAGCATTTCCCAGCGATCGTCAAATTTGATATTCAGGAAATTCGCCGCCCTCAATAAGCGAACGACGACGCTCATTCTGTTCGGAACCTTTGAGTTTGAAGAACCCGAGCTGCGCGAACAATGGCAGCAGCGTCTCAAGGAATATCAGAGCATCACCCTGATCGAACCATGGGCGTGGTTATCTATTTATCAAAACACGTCGGCCACACAGCCTTCCGTGACCCTGAACACAAAACAAATAAACCTTAAACAACCTCAACTCCAGACGACATGCCATATCATCGATGTGTTGAAATCATGGAATGACATGGAAGTTACCTTTACCGTGCTTCCAAACGTGGACGATCATCCGCCTTCGGGGGATGTCACCGACGAAGAGGATGGCCGTGATTAGAAGTATTGGAGGCGCTTCCGGTCGATTTCGTCCTTGCGGCGAGCTGCCACTTCGTCCCTTTGCCGAATGCGATATAGGCGTTCTTCCTCTTCTTTTTCTTGTTTCGCCTTTTGCTGCGCTTGAAAGGCCTTCTCTTCCGGCGTCATGGATTCTTGGGTACGCGCAGATCTCGCCGCCTCGAAATCTTCGACACTGCTGAAATCACGCCGTTTTTCAACCGTTCTTGGATCCACCAGTCGCGTATTATTATAGGCGCGCATGTAATCGGTGTACTGCAGACCGCTGCTGCCGACCCCATTGCGGCGCTCGCCATTAGCGGAACCCGTAAAGTCATCCACTTTATCCACGCCAATCTCGGTAAACTGTATGTTCTTTGCCAGCACCATGGGTTCGGGCTCTTTATAAACAACTACCTCTTTAGCAAGGGGGGCTGCTTTTTCAAAGGTCTTGTTGAAGCTCTCGTTCGTAAAACGCTTGAGCGTTCGATCGATCTTAATGTCCTCCCGCGTTTTGCTGGAGGGTGCCATGAGGTGTCCGTAGCCGTGTTTCCCCAGATCCTCGTCTTCGATTTTGTGCTCTTCAAAGAAGCGATTGAACTTGGAATGAAAATCCTCAGAATCGTCGCCAGCTTTGTTCGTCATGAGGGGTGGCGCCAGAAAATCGCGATTCTGTCCGGTGCGCGCAGCTGGATGAGTTGGCTCCATCGTGGTCGCCCCGTAGTACGCCTGGGCATTGGCTTTCAGCACATGGTGGGGTTTGTCCGCCTCGCGCGCTTTCAGCTCCTGCGCGAGGGTTTTGAAGCAGGTGGTCACAGTATTAAAGAGCTGCTCGTTTCCGCCTTTGTCGGGATGCACAAGCTTTGCAATGCGCTTATAGGCATCCTTGAGCTCGTCCCAGGTGTAGTCCTTGCGTACCCCCAGGACTTCGTATGGATCGATGTTGACATTTGAGAGATCCATCTGCGATCCCGGGTTCTGCATCATGGTATCGTAGTACTGACGGTAACTTTGCTGCCCTTTCGTAGATGAATTACCCATATTCATGTCTAAAAAATAAGCCGCTTAAATGCGTGCGCGTGATTCGTGAACCTGCCTCACTTGCCGCGCCCAGATCCTTTGACCTTCATGCTCGCCAGGAAGATCACCAGTAGCAGATAGAACGCGCCGACAATGGTGACGGCCACACTGACCGCCCATGCGAGGACGTGGCAGCTGCCGTAAACCATGCAGTTGACCGAGTAGATGCCGATGAGCGCCGATACGGCCGTTAGCAATATCGTGGTGATGAGCAGAGGCATATTGGTTCTTTGCGCAGCGAGGATGGACAACGTCACCAAGCTGACGACCAGGAGGCCATAACCGACGGTTGCCAATTTGGCTTGATTCGCGATGGGTCCAAGGCGTTCTAGGAATTGCATGATGGTGATAGATCTATATGTAACAGATATTACATTTGGCTTACTCGCATTTTACCCAAAGCGTCTGTACGGAGCCAATCATGCCCATCTTGTCGCAACACACGCGATAATGAACATGGCGATTGAGCTTCATGGTTGGCACGTTGTACTCTGTCGGGCACTTGAATTTGAGCGTCGCTTGCTTTCCACGAACGATGGCGATGCCGGCATTATCAAAGCTGCCGTAAGCGTCCCTCGGGTTCGCTGCGATACCAGCGCCAGGTTGCGCCGCCCAGTACAGAACCTTGCTACCGTCCTCGGCGTCGACGTCGATGGTTGTCGTGACGTCCGCCTCTCTGGGAGTGAGCTCATCTTTGAGGAAGGCACGCGGAACAAAGGTCTGTCCCAAGAATGGCAAGTACACATCTCTTTGGATGAGGAGCCACACACTGGCGGCCACCGTCGCCCCAGCGATCAAGCGCATCATGATGCCGTATTTGGCGCCGAGAAGCGTCATGAGGCCACTTGTGAAACTATAGACGAGGACGAGGATCATCGCGAGCATGTGGATGCGTTGTTTCATTTACTATATCACGCACACTTTTTTTGACCGCGCCACCCGAAACCCACGAGTTAAGGGCATGGGTCATTACTTCCTATAAACGTACCCTCCTACATCATGACCAACACAAACAACCATGGCAAACTATTCGCCATGATTCCTGGATTTGGGCAACCCCACCTCGAAGAAAAACTACGAATCCTAAAAACAAACCTGTGCAAACTCGCGGCCTTCCCGGGCGCGCGCGTCGACGTGACGTTGTGCGTATATGATGATTCGGATGTTGATCCGGTGGTGTCGGCACTGCTCGCCGAATTTGCACCACGCCTTTGCATCCATGTCGTGCGCGAACCGGGGATCGTGGGACAGTTCCTATTGCGCCATGCGCCCCCCGCCAAAACATCCCAATACAACTACGTGATGCTTCTTTTGGACGACGTCGAGCTGCAAGAGGACTGGGATTGGGGCACCGTTCTGCGTCTAAAGAAACAGTTCCACCTGAATATTGTTTCTCCATCGCTTACCCCAAGTTCAAACTACCAATACGAATACATGCGCACCATCCCGTCGAGCCCGTGTTCGCTGAAACTCGCAGCCGCAGCGGAAATGTTCTGCTATTTCATGGATTCCGAGTCTTACGCGGCTTACTACAAGTATCTGGACGCTGCAAACCCTTGGCTGTGGGGTATCGATCTGGTGCTGCACAAGCACGCGGGATTCCACATCGGTCTGTTGAATCATGTCACGATGCATCACCACTATCAATCCACGTGTTACGGCAACTTCCCGGATATTCAACCATACGATTGCTTCCTGAAATACCTCGATCGCTTCCACGAGACACCCCAGACGCTCGCAGAGCTTCCCGCGGCGTATTATTTGATTACCGAAGTTGCACCACCGCGTCACCTGGCCGCGTCGCCACTCAGCAAAGCTTGCCAGGAGCGCAAGGGTGAAGCCGGATACCTGGCCATGCTGCGGAATATCCTAGACACAGGTGAGCGAAAGCTAGGGCGAAATGGATACACCCTCAGTGTGTTTGGAGAGCACCTGGAGTTTGATTTCCGCGATGGCTTCCCCTTGTTGACGACGAAGCGCGTGTTCTGGAAAGGCATTGTGGAAGAACTCCTGTGGTTCCTGAAGGGACACACGGATGCCAAGGAGCTCCAGGCGAAGGGTGTGCACATATGGGATGGCAACAGCACGCGCGAATTTCTGGATCGCAATGGTCTCCACGATTATCCTGAAGGGGTTTGTGGACCCATCTATGGCTTCCAGTGGCGAGCGTTCAATGGCCAGTATCCGACACGTGACGGTGGCGTGGATCAACTGAAATCCGTCTTGGAAGAACTGACGAAGGACTTTGCCAGTCGCCGTGCGCTTTTGTCCGGGTGGAATCCATCTCAAATTCAGGCGATGTGCCTCCCGCCTTGCCATGTGCTGTATCAGTTCACACGAAGTGACATTGGTCTCTGTTGCCACATGTATCAGCGCAGCGCTGACACGTTCTTGGGGGTGCCGTTCAATATCGCTTCCACCGCCCTCCTCACGCTCATCCTCGCAACCGCACTCGGCACGCAGCCACACCGCATCCGAATTTCCTTTGGAGACACGCATATTTATGAGGAGCACGTGGATGTGGTGAAGCAACAGCTCATGCGCGAGCCGTATCCACTGCCAAGCGTCCGTATTACAGCGCCGCCGCCGCCTCCCCCGCCAACCACATCTGACGTTTCATCAGTCCTTCATTGGATCGAATCGCTGACCTTTGATGACTTCACGCTCCAAGACTACAAATGCCACTCGCTCCTCCGTGCGGAAATGAAGGCTTGATCAAATCCTAAAAATACGAATTAAACAATGTGAAGATGGATTCATAAATGGACGACAAACCCAAACCGACATTGGATCAGTTTATTCATGTGTACAATATCGCTCATCTTGTTCCCGAAAACTTTCTTGAGATCCTTCAAGAATCCTTACTCCAATATGCACGTAAGCATCAACGCTCTGAATCAGATGCGCGCTATAGTAAGCATATTTACGAGTTCAAAGATGAAATGGATCCCCGTATTCGGACATGTATGTGGTCTATAACCGAATCCATCACAAAACAATATGCGACAACGTTCAAGGTATCCTGTCGGTCAGGTGAAGCGTACAACCCGATTGGTAATATGTATAACGACGAAGGCTACTTTTTCTATATGTACGAAAAGCATGAATTCTGTGAGATTCATGTTGACCAAAATCGGAAATTTCCACGTGACATATCGTTCATTGTAATGTTGAACGATGATTACGAAGGTGGAGACATCGAGTTTTATTGTGGAGAGCATTTGCTAAAGACCGTCTCTCCCGCTAAAAACCACATTGTTGTCTTTCCTTCCAATTTTTTGTACGCGCATCGAGTCACACCCGTCCGCAATGGTTTACGGTGTGTTCTCGTGTATTGGATACGAATCGGTTAATAAGCAACATGGCTTAAAAATTTGCATGCAAAAAAATGACAGCCAGCTTCCCCACGTGCTTTGTGCAACACAAGTAGCCCACAGAATAAGCAATTGTGCAACACAAAATGCGCCGCTCATACAATGACGATGAAGCCGAGTGGCTCGCGAACAATCAGGAGTTCGCGGAAACAGATGAATGTGATGACGCGCTCGAAGAAGACATTGCGTATGATTACACAGAAGATGAGCAGCCAAAACTGGATGAAGACATTCGGGATCCAACCATCAAGCCACTAGAATGGACGGCCATGAAGTTTGATGAGGACATTTACATGGTCAGTACGGAAGGCCATATTCGCAATACGAAACATGATCTATTTGCCGTCACGGCTGGGTATCGCGTAGAGGGCACACCCTACCGGGAGGTTGTTGTCCGTACACAGGATGCAGCCAATAGGATTTATATTCATGACCTTGTTTGGCGCGCATTTAATGGCGACGTGCCGAGTGGATGGGCAGTGCGTCATAGCGACCTTACCGTTGATTATGAGAATTGCTACAGCAACCACATTGATAATCTCCGCATTGTAAAGCAGCCTGCACCAAATATGTTCTCAGACAATTAGCGGAACCCTAGCCCAAAATTTCCCACATCATTCTAGGTTTAAGCATTATTGATATATGTTTTGTACGTCAGGAAACTCCCTAACCAATTTCGACATGAGTCTCTCCTCTCGTATGTGGTGTGCCAAAAAGCGCAAGCGCGAGCCCGAGCCAGCGCGCATGGACGATGACGAAGATGAGGGAATTCAAATTCCGTTCCCACTTCTTTTCGGCAACAAAATGCAGCAAAACGTGTATTCGACGAATAACCACGTGTTTTTCAATGACAATATCACGTTTGATACGGTCTTCGCGCTGAATCGCGAGCTGCGTGCCGTTGCCCAGCGCATACGCCTCATGACCGCCCTCCAGGGCACGGAGCCGCAGCCAATTTATCTGCATCTTACCACGAACGGTGGCGATATTTATGCAGCCTTCGCCGTCATTGATACCATGAAGCAACTCAAAATGCCCATCTACACTGTGATCGATGGTTTTGTGGCGTCGGCAGGGACTCTCATTTCAACGGCAGGTGACCGTCGCTATGTCAGCAAAAATGCGTACATGCTCATCCACGAGCTCCGCTCGCAATTCTGGGGTAAGATGTCTGAGATCGAGGAGGAGTTCAGCAATCTTCAAAAAATCATGTCGCACATCATCAAACACTACACGGATCACACAAAGATTTCCCGCAAGCAGCTGGACAAGATCCTCGTAAAGGATTCCATTTGGAACGCGACGGAGTGCATCGAGCACGGCATTGCAGATGAGGTCATGGAATAGCGCGCCCGTGTGCGGCTCACGCACGGCTCACAGGCACACCTGTTGACCAAACAGCTCGAACCAATTGCGATGACGCACTTGCTCGTGTAATAGGCATTGAAGTGCAAACACCCCACAATAATTTGGACTGGATGTGAACGGTTGTTCGGGTTCTGTCATGTCTTCTTGCAACTCGAACTCCATGCCATCGCCTCCTACCTTCCACAGCTCTGCACCAATGTCATCATGTGGCGCGGGCATAGACAAATAGTAACCTATATCATTTTTGATCCGCGCCTTGAGCTCTCCATAGGCGCCTTCGTAAGAAGAAACTTCGGCATCGGGAATCCATGCTTGCATTTGCCAGAGGGACACCGGATCCTTGACGATCATGTAGGTGTCCATCCGAAATGTATTCCCCTCGTGAAGCCATTTCATGTAAGCAAAGACTGGATGGAATTTGTTTCTGTGGCGGAAGACGGCATCCATGACATTTGTTCGGACGGTGTCCAATGTCCTTGGATCGCCCACGGCAATGGTGTTTGTGATTTTGAAATAGCGTCCCGTCCAATACAGATGCGGATTTTTCTTCATTTCTTGAATGGAATTTCGAAGACGGTCGATTTCATCTTCGCAATGCTCGACACGCTCGTGCAGCATGATCGCGTAGGCATGCAACGGTGACTCGTAATTCAGCTTTACTTGATCCATATGCGCACATGAGCGTACGTCTTTAGGCGGCTTTTTTATGCGACGCACAATACAGGAGATATACGCTATGCGTACAGCCCTATTTTTGTTCCGTCGCGACCTTCGCGTCGTGGATAATACGTCGCTTCTCGCTGCCATAAGGGACGGCTATCGCATTTTGGGCGCATTCGTCTTTCCACCGGAACAAATCTTGCCCGATAAGAACCCCTATTTCTCCAACGCAGCCGTGCAATTCATGTGCGAGTCCTTAGAGGATTTATCTCGCGAACTAGATCACAAACTGGCGTTCCTTCACACCGATCATATTGACGCGTTGGAGCGAATTTATGCATCCCACCCCTTTGATGCGGTTTACTTCAATGAAGACTACTCTGTGTATGCGCGGAAGCGTGACGCAACCATTCAGGCATGGTGCAAGAAGCGGGACATTCCCTGCGTGACCCACGAGGATTATGGATTGCTACCACTCATGGATGGCCTCCTAGACGCTGCAGAACATCGCCCGTACAAAGTCTTGGCTCAGTTCTACAAGCGCGTTCAAAAAGATCATGAGATTCGGCGTCCCGACACCACACAAGTAAAGGCCGCCTTTGTTGCCATTCGGCACCCACCTGCGAAGAGTCTTTTGCGCATCGCCGAGATTCACAAGTTTTATGTCGCGAATCCTCAAGCCGCCCTCCACGGCGGACGCACTGCAGCAAAGAAACGGCTCGCGCTCCTAGGGGATTTAAAGGATTACAAGGTTGCCCGCGACTTCCCCGCGAAGCAAAAGACGACGCTGCTATCGCCGTATCTCAAGTTTGGCTGTGTGAGCGTTCGCGAGGTGTATTGGGCGATCGCCGAGACCCTTGGTAAGGAACACGCCCTGATTCGTGAACTTGTTTTCCGCGACTTTTATTTGAAAATCTACGCTCTGATTCCTGGCTTGCAGCGAGGAACGGCATTGCACGATGCTCTCGACCGGTCGATCCCGTGGTCATATGACACCAAAGTCTTCCGTGCATGGACGGAAGGCCGCACAGGATTTCCGATCGTGGATGCGGGCATGCGCGAGCTGAACGCTACCGGTCATCAGCACAATCGCATCCGTATGATCTGTAGCTCCGTGCTCACAAAGTATTTTCTGATTGATTGGCGGTGGGGACTCAAGTATTACTACACTCATTTGGTGGACGCGGACATATTTAGCAATACAGCTGGATGGGGCTTTTCGTCCAGCACAGGTCCCGATGCAGTGCCATATTTCCGAGCGCCGTTTAATCCGTTCATCCAGAGTAAAAAGTTTGACCCAGATGCGGAGTACATCAAACGCTGGGTGCCCGAACTGGCCGACGTGAGTGTGGCCAATATTCATAAATGGTTCGACGCAGGTGTTCGAGCGAAAGCCGCGTCCACGTATCCTGCTCCGATCATGGATTATAAAGAAGCTTCAGCGCGTGCTATTTCGGTGTTTAAATCCGCCTTCATCCAATCAAAGAAGTGATGCGCAATTTTTCCGTAATATGTGTAGAGGAATGCCGACCAAACGCCATCGTCTTCACCATATCATTGAAGACTTGCAAAACAAAATGTACGTGAGCGCGAGCCCAAGCACAGCACGAACTTTTGACCAGCCAAAATGCCACCATTTCCATCTCAATTTCTTAAAACGTTTGTCAGACGGCGGTCTTTCCGAGGTGCACCGCGAAGTCCTTGTTTGCAACCAGGCCGAGCGTGAATATCTCACGCAGCGCAGTGCAGTTATCGCACAGCGTTTGCTCGGTGCTTACATGCGCGGCGGAGGTTCCGCTGAGCTGAGTCCTGAAGAACTAAAGAAACTGCTCACAAACCTTTTTGGCTTCGAAATCAAAAATCCTGATCCAAGCGCAGATGCACGTCAGGGCAACGTATTGGGCAAGGCTTAAGGGTGTCTCCTTTTTCTCTATTCATCTTGTAGATGTCGATCCAGATCGGTACGGGAAACCTCACAACCGCTCAGACCTTCAATGAGAAGCTGCGGTTGTACTCTCGGAACGACTCGCCTATCATCGACATGGACTCGAGCACATGCAATGTCATCGCGCGCTATGGCCAATACTATATGGGGCAAAGCAATACCTCCAATGCGGCATCTTTCGTCATGAGATCCAATAACGCTCTGTTAATGACCATGAATAACCAGAACACGTCGATCCTGACCGCTGCCGCCCAGTTCAGCGGAACCGTCAGCGCGAGCAACATGGTGAGTGAGAACAACATTCTTTCGAGGGGTCTTGTTGACAGCAAAACATTGCTTACGCGCCAGCTCGAGGTCTACGCCGACAGCGATACGCATCCTGAAAGCAACGTCTTCTTGATTTCGAGCGACACGTATAACCTATGGGCAACCGATGCCTCGGCGAATACAACCATCATTGGAAACGTAGGAATCGGAACCTTCCCCCTAGCTGCCCTGCACGTGGCTGAAGACGCGCGTTTTGATAGTAATTTGCGTACATCCAATCTGTTTACGAATTCCGTTGTGTCGGCACGGCACCCAGATCTCGCTATTCAGTTCGACAGTGACCGCATCATCCTCACAGGCGATACATTCATCCGAGGTGGTTTTGATGCCGAGAAGGTAGATTTTGCAACCTTCGTAACCAGTAACCTATCGCTGAGTTATTATGAGCAATCGAATCTGGAAGGTGCAAAGCCCAGTTTCAAAATGTTCCACCGCAGCACGGACACCCGCTTCACCGAAAACGTGATGGAGATCGATGTGGAATATCACGAAGACCCGTCGTTGCTGCATCCTACGCTATACATAAACCCTGACGGCCTTGTTGGCATTGGCACCCGCATGCCTACGCATCAACTGCATGTAGAGCTTCAAGACTTGCAACGCGAATCGGCGTATGGTGTGTTTGTCGCCAAGAATGCGGCTCATCCTGGAGGGGTGGTCGCGATGGACTGTAACATCCATATCGGCATTGGGACGACCCTTCCGAAGACTCCGCTTCATATTTGGTCAACCCCCGAAACTGTGCCCTCAAATGACACCGTCATGCTGTTTGAATCTACAGACGTATCTCGGGACGTGATCTTGCTCATGTCCGCATGCAATGGCGAAGAGAACTTGAAACTGCGATCCGATGGCTATATTGAAGCATCCGCTGTTAAGTCAAAGGTCGCACATTTGGATGTGATTACACCGGCTACAACCCCAGCCATTTCGTTTAGTTCAAATATTGTAACGGATATTGCTGTGCTGAATGCCTCCAACATTAATGTTGAAATTGTAAAGGGTATGAATGGTGTGTTCCAGAATCTTACAGCCTTGAATGTGAACTATACGCTTCCTGGATTCAATCTCGGCGCGGATCAAATCCAAATTACGCAACAAATTAAAAAATTCATCGTGTCGTCGGAGTGCGCCTTGTTTGACAATTCAGCCAACGCGCTTGCCGCCGCGGCGAATCAGCGGGCGGACATTCCGGCTGCAGGCAAGGTGCGTATCATCGTCGACGAACCAATGACAACACCGTCTAGTTATAATGTTGAGTATGCACGCGGTCTGGTGATTGATGGATCCTACAATGACATTGAACCAGGTAATGATAATTACAATAAATCGGTGGCCCTCTCTCTTATAACGACCGATCGTGGAGTCGCGATGGTTGAAATGCTGAGTACAACAGCGATTCTCGATCCGGCTAGATACAATGAAATTGGAGAAATTGGATATTACAATTTCGAAGGCTCGCCATCGATTTACTTAGGATTTAGGTCTCCACCCGACATCTTTAAAAAGCCCCTGGTCATCAACAATAATGGTGCGAGAACGACGTTGAGTGTAAACGCGCGCATGCTCGTGAACTTGGATGCAGCAGCAAACATTGACAATTTTGCGCCAGCTGGAACATCCATGTATGTGAACGGCAAGACGATCTTTGGAAATGTGAACGAAGATATCATTGTGACGATTGATAGCGATATTACCAGCAATGTTGGAATTCACACGACCACGCCATCCCACACGCTCCACGTCGTCGGAGATGTCCGCATTTCCAATCGCCTCATTCTTGATCCAGGATCGGTCGCGACCTTTGGAGGCATCATTGACGACGAAACCCGCTTTGACTCAAATGTGTACGTAAACGGACGCATTTACAGCAATGGACATGTATCGACCACATCCGATCGCGAACTCAAAATCAATCTGGAGAGAATCCCTGAGCCTCTTGAGAAGATTCAAAAGATTAGCGGCTATACTTACAACCGCATCGACCGTGGTGGTGAACGCGAAACTGGCTTAGTTGCTCAAGAGGTGCAAGATATTCTCCCAGAAGTCGTTTTCAAAGATGATGCGAGCAACTTTTTGTCGATCGCGTATGGATCCATGGCCGGTCTCTTCGTCGAAAGCATAAAAGCTCTTACCGAAAAGGTAGAAGCCCTCCAAAAAGAAGTGGCGGTGCTCAAGGCCGCTCAATCTGCAGCGCCATCATAGCGTTCGTAGAATAACATGTAGGCGTTACGATTGCGCTGCATACCCGCGGCAACGTCTTCACGCGATACTTTTTGCACATGGTCGTCATCAAAAAGATACCATGCCTCCTCAGTCGCGCCCCCTCCCCCATCCTTTGATAGAGCGCAACGGCACAGCGCTACGTAGTGGCCGCCATGGATGCCGCCGTAATGAAGGCCGATCGCACGGAGGCGATATCTTTTGTTTTTCTCATAAGCGATCTCTGTACCCACCTGTATGGTAAAATCATCTGGAATGGCCAAAGGCGTCTTGATGTGGTAGCTATGGCCATTGTCACGGTATCCAAAGCGCTTGATATGGATCGCAAGAACATCGGACGCCGTCCAAAAGCGCGCCAGCTTTTCGCTGCTTCGCTTCTCTTTGCAATGGTCGCACGTCCATTCGTCAATACTCTCTGTCTTGAAGTAATCGAAGAAACAGTCGTTGAGGGTCACGGGCTCTTCTTGGGCACGAATGGGTACGGAAATACTGGTGAATGGTTCGAGGTTGTGGCATGTATACTTGCATGTGAGGCACTGCATCTGACCGATCAGGAGTCCATGCGTTACGAGTGACCAAAGTGGATCGGAGCGTCCTACGGCTGTCACCCAAGCACCATTCGCCTTGTCGATCATGGGCGCCATTTGGTACCTGCGTTCCGCTGTCTCGAAAAACATACTTGGGTACCCTTGTGGGCTGGCACCCTCTCCCATACTGCCTTTAAGTTCTTCTGTGAGGCGATCTATCAGAAGCGTCCAGACTTCGTTCAAGTCCCATTGCTCGCCGGGCTGCAGTAGGCCTTTTGCAGCAACCACGAGGCTGCGTAAGAACGCTCTGGGCTTGAGTGCACGCTCGCCAGTGGTATGCATTTCTTTGAACAACTCCCGTAATGGTTGCCAGAGCGCCGTCGTGCGAGGCAGAGCACTCGTTTCTGCACGGTCTGCACCCGTGTGAATGAATTCAAAAAGCGCAGGTGTGTGGAACATGCATTGGATGAGTGTATTTGCACAACAGGTGCTTCCAACGTTGTATAATCCCGTGGGTGGCATGCTCCATGCATCCATTTGTCGCGGATCCGTTAAATGCCTCATGTGAAATTCAGGAACTTCAAAATATTGTCTGCTTTCTTGGCGCCCAGAAGGGGAATCTCGCACAAAAGGGCTTGCCGACCCTTGTCCGTCTCTGCGCGGTCAAGCGCTTCGAACAGAGACCGAAAGGTTGGATAACGATCCACAATCGCGATTGCGATCTTTTGACTAATCAACGGTATCTGACACAGCTGCAGCGTGTAACAAGTTCGCGGATCAATATTGCTGATTTTGCACGCCTTTGCTTTGACGTGCTCCACATAGGTACTACCCGTGCCTTCCCCAGCTCCCCCGCCAGACCCCGCGTCCTGCGATGCACTCGCACCCGTAAACTTGTCAGGGTGCGCGGCGACTTTTGCACAGACGAGTGCCAACCACTTGGCGGTATCTTGCACATTCTTGGTGAAATAAAAGTGCATGCCGTCCCGGTACATGGTGTGAATGACTGCGCTTGTAATGGCGCTTGCCCGAATCCCAAAGAAGGTTTCATTTGGATCATCCAACGACGGCATCCCTTCGACAACGTAGCAAATGTTCTTGGGCACGTAATGAGCCAACAAGCGCGCCTTCTGTTCTCGGTAGCGTCCGTCCTTGATAGATGCGACGAGATCCGCGACCGTTTTCCTTTCGAAAACGAGTTCCACGGAGGGCTGCGCCGCGTCGGCAGGCGTGTAAGTAATCACGGCATCCCCAATATGCAGCTGCACGGAGCGCACTTCAACCGCATTCGACAGACCAAACGCGTGCTTCTCCAGCGCGTCCAGGAGGCCTGTCTCTCGGCCATCCACCTGAAGAACAACAGTCATGAAAACAGAAAAACACTTCTTTTTAACATATTAGAGTGCTGAAGCGCAGATGCCAACGCCAACGCCTGTGCCACCGCCGCCGCCACCGTCACGGCCACGCGCCAACGGCGACCGCGTCCAACCCAGCCGCTGGGTTCCGACCAACAAGGTGGCCTTCCAGAACTGGATGTACGACACGTTTCATCCGGGCAAGTACGCCCAGGATGAAGAATACAGCTGCACCAACACTTCGAAAAAGATGTCCCTATTTTCGCATCAAAAGATCGTGCGGGACTACCTGCAGACGAGCAGTCCCTATCGCGGTGTGCTGTTGTTCCACGGTCTCGGTGTCGGCAAAACATGCGCGTCCATTGCAGCGGCCGAAGACTTCATTAGCCAATACCGCAAGGTGTTTGTCCTACTCCCAGCGTCGCTCGAGACCAATTATCTCAAAGACATCATGAACTGTTCGCGCGTGGGTCTGAACCGCCGCAAGCAATGGGTTAGGGTCACATTGAATGCGACTACAGAACCCGCCGACCGCGATCTTTTAACGCGCCTTACTAGATACTTCCGATACTCCTCTGAGTTTATAAAAAAGCAGACCTCCGCCGCCGGCGTCACGTCCTTATGGATTCCTAATATCCCAGCGGGGATCACTCTACCGGAAACTCAGCTTGACCGCAAACCGCTCAACGAGCGCACCAAAGCCGAAAAAGCAAAGATCAAAGAGACGCTTGACTTCATGATCAACCACCGTTACACGTTTGTCGCGTACAACGGCATTACAAAGGCAATGCTTGCGAAAATGCCCGCCAATTACTTTGACAACTCCTTTGTGGTCATTGATGAAGCCCATACATTCATCAGCCAGTCGACGCATGTGAAAACACTCAAACACCAGCTGTACATGAAATTGTTGAATGCTAAAAATACCAAGTTCATTCTCTTGACAGGTACGCCGATCATCAACGATCCATTCGAGTTGGCGTTTTCGCTGAACTTGATCCGCGGTCCGATCACGCGTTATGTGTTCCCTCTGGGCAAGGATGGCGCGGACGTCCCAACAGTGGAAGCCGTTCGGGAAGAGCTCAAAAGAGCCGGTTTGTCTGCTTTCGTGGATTACCTACATGTCCACGTGGACGAGCGCTGCATCGAACTTACCTTCACACCGCGTGGGATGGAGTACGTCGATCCGGATACCCCAGTGCAGCTGAAAGCTTCCTTGGAGGCTTGGAAGGGTGCCACAGCACCAGATGCACGCGTTCAAAAACTCATCCAAGCGGCTTTCCAGACCGAAAGCCCCAAGGTGTTCCGAAACGAATCCGCGTACCCCATGGAACGCAAGGCCTTCTACCAAATGTTCATTGATGAATCCAACGAGCGCCCACGGCTCATCAACGAGGATTTGTTTATGCGACGTGCGATGGGCTTGGTGAGTTTCTACAAGACCAATGACATCAATATCTTCCCTGAGAAGCTACCGGTCGAAATCCACCAGGTTCCGCTCACGGACTACCAATTTGAAAAATACGTGGAATACCGCGGTCGTGAGCGCCAGCTCTCGCGGCGGGCGGCCATGAATCCACTGAAGGCGGTCAGCAGTGTGTATCGCGCATACACGCGCATGGCGTCCAACTTTGTGTTCCCCAAAGCCATTCCACGCGCCTTCCCTCATGACATACGACTCTTGCGCAAGGACGAAATCGATGTGGAATTCGAAGACGCCCGTGACCAATATGACATTGATGTGGACGAAAAAGACGCCAAGCGCAAGATTGCCGATACCAAGTACAAGGAATCGCTGGCTGCACTTCTTCCAGCGCTCGCCGCCGCTGGTGATCAATATCTCACTCCGACGGAGTTAGAGACGATGTACAGCCCAAAGATGGCGGCGCTCTTGAAGCACCTGCGCACCAATCAGGGCAAATCCCTCGTTTATTCGCAATTTAACAACGTCGAAGGCCTCGGAGTCCTCAAACTGATCTTGAAACAAAATGGTTGGCAGGAGATCGAGCTTGAGACATCCGCCGGCGGCTGGCGCATCAAGAATGCGGAGACGGTGCTCAGTCCAATGTTCGATGGTAAGCGTTTTATTGCCTTCAACCCGAACCGCGACATCACGGATATTCTGATCAACATGATGAATGGAAAGACGCAGCTTCTGCCAGAGTCTATTCGAGATAGCCTCGGCGCAGCAGGATATAGGACACGCGAAGACAATTTCAGCGGCAAGTGGGTGTCGTGTCTCTTGATTTCTCAATCGGGTGCAGAGGGTATCAACCTCCAACACGTCCGCAATGTCTACATTCTAGAGCCGTTCTGGAACCAAGTGCGTATTGACCAAGTGATCGGCCGCGCCATCCGCACCTGCAGCCATGCGGATCTTCCGCCGGCGGAGCGTAATGTTAAAGTGGTCATGTTTGTTGCGGCATTCACAGAGGATCAGAAGAAACGGGACATGTCAATCAGCCGTTTGGACAAAGGCTACACTTCGGATCAGTACATTTTGATGATGTCGCTGAATAAAAATGCCATCATCAATGCATTCTTGAATGCTTTGATGCGCGCTTCCATTGATTGCCTCAACAATGCACAGCGCTCAAAGATCATGAAGGATTACGATCAATCGTGCTACGCCTTCCCCATCAATGCTCCACCGACAGCACATGGGTTTACGCCATCACTCATCTATGACCACAAGACTGTGGATTCCATTTCGCAGCGCCTCATTCAGAAGAAAACCGTGCAGGGCAAAGTGGTGCGCTACAAGGGTAAAAAGTATATCCGCGTCGACGACCCGGCGTTGCCGAACACCGCAAGCACCCCCGTTGCCCCTACCGCAACGCTGTATGATTACAATGCGTACGTGAATGCGGGTGTGCTGGTGCGTGCATCGATCTAGTTCGGTTCATTGCAACGGAGCCTACATAGACTCCGTGCTCCTGCCTTCGTGCACCTCGGGCCCGGGGACCCTCCTTATTGCCCCATTACATTCATGCTGCACGTGCACTTTGTTTTTCTTCAAGATACGATACATGATATCCACGATCGGCTCCCACGGATAATGCGTGAGAATATGTTTGCGAGCCGCGTTCCCATGCTTCAGAACCAGCTTGGGGTTTGTATAATACTTCCAAATGGCATCGGCAACATCCGTTGGGTCGCACACCTCTGCGACACCACCGATCCCGTCACGCTGTTTATCGATGTGATACCGCCATTTGGCTGGCACGAGCGTAGAATTGACACCGTCGATGAGGAACTCCTTAAAGCCGCCAATGTTGGGGGCGACCTGTGGGCAGCCGATGGCAGCATGTTCAAATTGGCACAGGCCGAACCCTTCGCCTTCACATGTATTCAGACCAATATCGCATGCATTATAGAGGAGATTGATATCCATATCGCTCAATTGTTGTGCGTTCGCAAGTGGTAGCAGGAATTGTTTGCCGACTTCCGTATTCACACCGAGGCGTTTCAGTTCATATTCATACACTTCCATAAGATCCCAGAATCCGTTCATAGCTGTGCCGACCAGCAGGCGAATGGGTCGCCTGCCAGCGCCATCTGCGCCCCCCGCAGCCCCATTCGCTTCTGCATCCAGGTACTTCTTGACGACTTGTGCGAACGCGATGATGGTAAGATCCCAGCGCTTGCGGGGCTGATTGCGGTTCAGGTTCAGAACAATGAATGCATTCTGTGGAAGCGAGTGATAAACACGCGCAACCTTTCGAGCGACCGGGAAGTAGAGCTTGCTGTCAAAGCCATGTGGGAAGAAGTACGTAGGGATGCTGTCTTTGAGGCCGAGGCTGCGCACGACGCCCTGCCAATATGGGGTGAATGCAATGACCCCATCAAAGTAGGTGTTTAGGATGTCCAAGTAGGCGCGCTTCTGATAGGGATACACCTGATCCATGTAGCTGAGGAGCTTGAATTGGCGGCGCTCTTCAGGGGTGAGCGTTTCGACAATGTTTTGAGTGAGACTCGAGGTGATCACCATATCATTGAAGATCACCACGATATCTTGCGGGTTGGCACGCAGGTAGGCGCCAATCTCTTTCTCGCCAAAGCCATGACGCTTGGGCTCTTCGTGGGCAAGCGCATCATGCAGCATCACACTTGATGGGATGTCGTTGCGCGCCTGCGAGCCTGCGGTTTGTTTATAATTTTGGAAGCCATAGATCGTGAGTGCGAGGTCATCTTTTCTGCCGAGGTATTTGGAGATGTAATACATGACTCGGCTGTAACCATTGGACTGGCCAATCGGGTATGTCCCACATAGGAGGACGCGCAACTTCCCCGAAGGTGCCGGCCGCGTCGCCGTGACTGCAGCCGTCGCTGCTGCTGTTGGCACTGCCGCCGCTTTTTCTCCAAATTCACGCACCGTGATTGTGTCGATCAGACCATTTTCAATTCTCGCCTCATTCTTAGGCGCATCTGTCGGGCGCACATTCGCTCCTCCCCCGAGGTGATCTCCCTGCTTGAGAAAATCGAATGCATTCATTGCACAGATTGAATAACAAAAAGAACAATTGCTTAAACGGGCGCCGCCCCTCTCACATGCGATCTTTCATGTACTTTTGGAAGAGATTGCGCTCGTAAGAAGGCTCGACCACCTCCGCGCGGAACAATAGATGTGCATCGTTCTCTTCGATCATTTGTGTGGCAATTGCGATGCCTGTCGCGTGCGAGAAGGGATAGCTCAGGAACTCTTGGAGGTCTTCCTGCTCAATCATCCAATCAAACTGCAGGCTGTCTCGCTTTTCAATTCTTAGAATGGCTTGGTCATCCACAAAAATTTCGGACGTCTGTGTTTGGATCCCCAATGACTCAAGCCCTGATCGCACTTCCTTGGTGATGTCTTTCGCGTCGTATTCCATAAGGCGCACTTCCGAGTTGAATGTGATTTTCCGACTCACCAAAGTCACATCCGTCGGGCGTACAAAACCAACCATGTACGGCTTCTGCTTATAGCGGAAACCAAAGGTTGCTTTGCGATCTGCCGATCTTAGTACATGCATGTGGTTTGGAAACATTCTTGCGCTCTGCCTCCTATTGTACTCTGTGTGAACATCTTTAAACGGTCTGCCCATAATACAACAGTGCAGCCTTGGCGGCGTTGTTCTCAGCATCCTTCTTGGAGGCACCGGATGCCCGGCCAAGGATCGCCTGATTCTTGTCTTTGACGCAGTAGGTGAATTCTTTTTGACCTGCCATATGATGGACGCTGACTTCAAAGAACCGTGGGCTATCTTGGTACGTGTGTTGCATATACCGGACGAGCATGTCCTTGTAATTCGTGCGACTGTGAACAAGCTCCGCAAAGTCGAGGTATTTCTCAAGGATGGTGATGATCCAAAGCTCAGCCATATGGTAGCCAGCGCCGGTCATGAACTCGATGACCCCCGCCTCGCGTATGCGAGCAGGTGGCTCCATGGTATCCTCCTCCCCCTGGAAATCCATGGCGATGGCTCCGATGAAGGCCTCGAACATGTCTTCCATGATCTTGTAATTTGTCCGACCCCCGATGTCCTCAATCTGCTTGGAGAGGATGGCAAACTTTGAGAGACCGATCTTGTCCGCAAGGAAGCCCAGCATCTTTCCATTTACGATTTTGGTGCGCATTTTGGACAGGAAACCTTCCGGCTGATCTGGATATCGCTCATAGAGGTAGCGCGCGACGACCATGCCGAGAATGGCATCCCCGAGAAATTCCAGGCGTTCGTACGACATTTCCTGTAGCGGGAGACATGACGGTGGACAGCGTTCGTTCCCAGTCTCAAAATCCGCGTTTTTCATGGTGCAGTAAGACCGGTGCACAAAGGCATTTCGGTACAGATTGAGATTATGAAACTGGACGTCCCGAAGACCATTTGCGTCAAACAGCTTCTTCAAATCGGCGGCACCCAACAGGACATTCTTTGGATTGTAGGGCAGTTCGCTCTCAGGGACTTCTTGTGTTTTGTTGTGAATGGTGTGGATCCGATTCATACTCATTTTGGAAAAATAACTAACGCAATGTAATGCACTGTGTGTATCTGGTTAAATGGAGATGACACCACGCGCTCAATTTTTGAGGTTTTTGGCGAAAGCCCAAATGGCATCTGCCGTGCGCTCGCCCTCATATTCAATTTCCTTTCCGTTCACGTGGATGCGAATGGTCGGGAAACCATCAACCTTGGCCTTCTCGACCTCTTCGCGGTCGTCATCCACGGTGAATTTCTGGGTCACGACACCCTCGTCTGCAACGCGCGCCACGAGCTTTTCCCACTCGGGTTGGAACTTCTTGCAGTGGGGGCATGAGTTCATCGAGTAGAAAATGATGCGCATGGGCTCGCCACCACTAAAGCGCTCTTTCAGTCCAGGGAACAGGTATGCGAAAAAGGATTTCTCGCCGCCGAGCACGTTGGTGAGGTACAGGATAATCATCAGGCACAGTACCAGAATCCCAATCAGCATAAGCGCTTGAAGTGTGGATGTCTTATCAATCTTGAACGCCATCTATTTCTAATCTTATAGCTCGATAAAAATACCAAACCTAACTCAAAAGATACAGTGCGCGATATTTGAGCGACGTGGGTGTATAGCCGCGTGTATGCAATCGGGTCATTTGTGAATAGACTTCTCGCGAAATGTTCACATCCACGTCGAAGAACACGATAAAGTCATGTGATTCCGCGACGGCGGGAAGTTGTTGGTGGTCGCGCAAGAATCGGTAGCACGGATAAGACATAATCAGCACACGCGTCGCTCTTGAGCAAAACTCCCGTAGGTGGTCGTGGTAGCCTCGGGTATCAAACAAGCGCTCTTCTAGAAGGATGCTTACATTGTGGTCATCTTGAGTCAGGTGTTCGCCGAGGACATGGCTATCTCTATCGGAAGCCGTGATGATGACCGTGCGTTCGACATCGACGCTTTGGTAAACATGCAAAAGCACCCTCAGGTACATATCATTGTCCTCGTCATAACCTTCGCCTCTCGGAAGATATTCTCCGGACGGTATTGTTTCATATCGACATAAAACCATAGCGTCGCGCGTCTGGATATAAAGCTATTTCTATCCTATAAATTAAGTTGTTCTCTTATATGGATGACTTTCAAGCTCCGTCAAGCTGCACGGTGATCCCTTTGGACGTCTTCCTCCAAGCAAGGGCCGCATTTGCAGGCGCCAAGTCCAAAGTTGTTCAGCAGTTTCGGTCAGCCTATGACGAGCTACGGGCGAAGCATTCATGTCTCACTGCAGCAGCAAATGCGAAATTCCAGCATCCAGTGAAATCCAACCATAACGCATCGTCGACTCATTCGCGCCGTACGATGGAGCAGCGCCCGCGCATCGGGGTGCGTGAGCTTTCCCGCGAGGACATGGTGTGCAAAGACATCCTCAGCCACCTCAACAAACTATCCAAAACAAATGTTGAGTCCATCATCCGATCGCTGCGCACTTCCTTTTACATCGACTATCTACAGCACTACATTTCCATCACCTGGGACATGATGTATAAGCAGCCAGATTTCCAGCCACTGTTTGTCATGGTACTCAACAACGTCCGTGCACTTCTGGTGTCACCCACCAGTCTCTCAGAATTTGATGCGCTTTTGACGAACAATTGCTGCACGTTCCTGGACGATCAGGGCTGGATTCCTCCACCGAGCATCCTTTGCCATACAGCGGAATATGACGATTTTTGCGATTACGTCAAATGGAAGAAGAAGTCGCAGGGGACGCTGAGAGCCGTATTGGCGTTGATGACCAGCCATTTGGTCGAGCCAAGATTCGAGCATGTCTTTGAGCGCATCAGCGACAGCTTGCAGGCGAGTGCGGGTTCGCCGGATGTCGATCTGCGCGTATTAGAATGCATATTGGACGCGCTGCTCATTTGTGTTCGCACGAGCAAATGCATTGACGTCAGCGATGAATGGCTAAGCCAATGGGTGGAGAAGAGCCAAGTCTGGCCCAAGAATGCCAAATTTAAAATGCTGGATTTGAAAGAGAGCCTGAGAGCCTAGTGGTTCATACTCGTTTTTGCCTTCGCGAGCAGTAATTGTAAATACACGCGAACACCTTTGCGAAAAACTGACCGCAAAATACTTGTCAGGATAATTTAGCCGCAATGGATCACAAACAGTACATCATCGAAGCGCTGGACGTTCTGCGGAAAAAGGAGACGCAGGACAAGAATGTATTCAAGGCACGCGCGTACGCCAAGGTGATCTCGGAGCTGCGTGCCTATGAGGGGGCGGTTCGCGAGATGAGCGACATCGCGAACATTCCAGGGGTGGGTGCGAGCATTCGCGACAAGATAAAAGAAATCTTGGAGACGGGTCAGCTGAAGGCGGCCGAGGTTGTCAAGGCCGACGTGACGGTCAATATCCGCGAGGCGCTGCTGAAGATCTACGGCGTCGGCCCCGTGAAGGCAGCAGCGCTTATCACCGACCACCACGTGAAGAGCATCGCCCACCTTCGCGAGCTGTACGCGAGCGACCCGAGCATTCTGAACGATAAACAGGCGGTTGGACTGAAGTATTACGAGGATATTAACGCACGCATCCCGCGCACGGAAATGGAGAGCCACAAGACCCTGTTGATGAAGGCGATCCGCGCTGCGCACCCCGAGTTCGTGGCGGAAATTGTCGGCAGCTATCGCCGCGGCGCCACTGACAGTGGAGACATTGACATGCTGGTGACCCTCCCAGACTCGGTGGGGGAGAGCCAGAAGAAAGCCGCATTCAACAATTTGGTGACGCGTCTGACAGCGGATGGCTATCTGGTCGAGGCGCTCGCGAAGGGACCTACCAAGTTCATGGGTATCTGCAAATTGCAGGAGCCGAACGCCGCCGGCCGGCGCCTAGACATCCTCATGACGGGCGCGCATGAGTATCCGTATGCGGTGCTGTATTTCACGGGCTCTGACAAGTTCAACATGGCCATGCGCAAGCATGCGTTGGGTATGGGCTACACCATGAACGAGCACACGATGAAGCCGACCAGCGACGCTGCGCAGCCGCCTGTGATGCATACTGAAAAGGACATTTTCGACTTTCTGAAGTTGGCTTACGTGGCGCCGGAACACCGTTCGGACGGAAAAGCGGTGCGCGAGAAAAATATTCTCTGAGCTATGAATAGAACCTTATTTTGTCAATTGCCCGAAATGGAGTACGGTTATGTTCTCCAAGTCATCCTGAATGTCATCTTCATCTCTCTGTACGGCCTAACGTACACTTACATCGACAAACTTGAGAAGATTGGCTGTGAGTGCTCGAGCCACAAGTACCGCGACTTCATCAAGTTCTTCCCGCTGGCCGCGATCGCCTACATCGTCCTGTTCAACTTCTTCTCGCCCAAGGCGGTGTTTGAGAAGCTGGGTGAGGCGGGTCTATGGCTGATGGGTGCCATCACCTTCCTGTTCGGCCTGGTGAACATTGTGTTCTTCGTGCTGGCGTTCAGCTATGCCCGCTACATGATGTCGGAGAAGTGCAAGTGCTCGGAGGAGTACCGTCGCGATGTGCTTTACTGGTGGTCGCTGCTGGAGATCGTGATCATTGTGGTGGGTGTGGTGCTGCTGCTGCTGACCACCAACCTGATCAACTCGGTCGCTATGACGGTGCAAAATGTCGGCGCGAAGGCCTCGGTGATCGGCTCGGACGTTGTGAACCGCCCGGTACAATCCATCAAGAAGATCCCGACGCTACCTGGCTCATTCGCCAAGGCGCTGAAAAAGTAAGCATGAGCTCATGAGCATTTAGAGGTTCAGTGTTCTTTTTTCTGCATTTGCACGACTTGCTGCATTCGCACGGCCAGCGACGCTGGCACCGCCACTTGCAACGCTTCCGCCGCGGCGGCGACCGGCGGTTCTGGAGGGACCGTTCGAGAGGATGCCAGCCATGTCGGCAGTATCTTCAATTATAGATGTTATTTCTTCGTCGCTGATCGACATGGTCTCAATGCGGTTCGCCGCCGCCTGAGCAGCGGCCTGGGACGCAGTTTGCGCCGATGGCACGGCCGTTTGGTTGGTGGGTGCAATGATATCGCGATGAATGTCATTGATGATGGAGTCGATGTTCGTCTTTTGCGCGGCTGTCGCCTGCGGCGCCTGGGCGGAGGGTGCGTTCATATTTCCAAACAGATTGCCCATCATGCCAAATAGGCCGCCACTCGGTGCGCTTGTGCCCATGCCCGCGGCGCCGCCTCCCGGGCGCCCCTGACCACCCATCATGCCTGCCATGCCCGCCATCGCCGCACCGGCACCACCGCCCGCCTGTCCGGCATAGCTTTGTGCAGCGGTCTGCTGGAATTGCCGGAAGAGCTCGGGGTTCGAACGGAGCACGGCTTCAACCGAGGGCAGCGGCGATTGCTTGAACATGCTGTTGGTCAGATGGAACATGAACGCGCTGCCGGACAGGGACATGAGGAGGCGCAGCTCGGGCGCCATCTTGCGGCCGGAGTTCTTGTATTTCTCGTGGAGTTCTTCAAAAATGTCGTCATAATCCGTAATGTTCTCATGGACTTGCTCCGACCAACCGTCCAGATGAACGTCGAAGGGGTCGAAGCGTGTGTTCAGGAACTCGATACCCGTCACGCAGGCCATCAGCATCTTGCGCTGGAAGCGAATGCTGGCATCCACTTCTTTTTCGCGTAGAATACGGTGATATTCAGAGCGCATCTCCTCCAGATCGGACTGCATGGTAAATTTCTTGGGCAGGCGGTAGCCCTTGGACTCCAGACGATCCATTTGGTAAAGGAGCTCTTTCTTCTCGTTCATCTCTTGTTCCACGCGCGCACGCTCGCTGGCGATGCGCTGCCCCATGTAATCATTGCCACCGCCGTAGCCGACGGGCGTATTTTGGTGTCCACCGTGGCCGTATTGGCCACCCGAGCGGATGTCCGGAACGTCTTCATCGGTTGTCTCGACCTCGCTGCCAGATTCGCTGGAAGCTTCACTACTGCTTGCAGAAATGCTGGCGCTGCCCGATGCCATGGAAACGACGTCGCCGCTGACCTTGCGCTTATTGATGAGCATGTCGGCGCCAAAATCGCCGCCGCCTGAGCCCGAAAGGATCGGTGGCCGGTTCTGACTCGGAATGCTAAAGTTCGGACGCCCAAAGTCGTTGCGCTTCACTTCAAGCACGTCGTCTTCATCATCTGTCGACAGGGAGAAACTAGGTCCTTGCATCTGTTGCCTTACCCTTCTCGAATACTTGTTTGTACTCTATTTGAACGCGTGCGAATCCCTTAAATCGGTGCGGCGTTGGTCTCGGTCTCAGGAGCGCATCGACTACTATTTTGCCACTTCAGGTAATTATGATCATGATGATAGCCCTTCAGATGTTCCTGCCATAGTTCCTGATAGCCTTGCACACCCGAACCCAGAAGAAAATTGTAAATTTCTTTGGCCCAAGTTTGCTCAAGCGGTGAAAGCGTACAAAACTGTCGCACTGTCGGCGGCAATGGCCGAATTAGCGATATTTTCGGAAATACGCAACACACGCAGGTGATGAGCGACGCCGAGATCGAGAAGGTTGTCCGAAAACACTTGACCGATGTTGGCGTACAGTTGCCCACGGCCGGTGGCAAGCGCAAGTCCACCCAAAGCGCATCAAAAGCATCGGTCGGGGCGCCGCGCCGTCCGAGAGTTCGAAACACTTGAGACAGGGAACACACCGCGTGTTTTCCGTTGCAAACGCGGAACGTTGCCATGGAATGAAAAATGAATGCATCCGCCCGGAGTCGAACCGGGTCTGCCTAAGGCGGCTCCTCTTGAGGGAGCTGGGTCCACCGTCCCCCACCAGATGCTCTGAACAGAAATTCCTGTTCAGAAGAAAATGTATAATTATTTTTAAATCATTTTGACGCATTTAAACACCCATTCATCCAACACGTCAATACACCTTGCAAAATGGCAAACACCACCATGACCAAAATCATGCGCACCCAGTCGGTGTGCGTCGGTAGTTTAACTGTTAGCTTGTTTTGATCACTGTCGCGCCCAATGCTATAATGCAACAGATTCTCAAACAGGTTCAAGATCAGAAAAACCACAAAAGAACTTACAAAAAGACGACTTGGAGTAGCTGGAAACGTCTTGAACACGTTGTACATAGGAGTGGTTTCTTTAATGGAACGATACAAAAATAAGTTTTGGTCGGAGTGAAAAGTGACAGGTAGGGGATTCGAACCCCTGAAGCTTTCGCATTGCATCTTAAGTGCACCCTTATCAGAATGCTTTCACATTCTGGGAGGACTATACCTTAAGCCGTCACTGGACTTGGTTACAGTCCTCAGGCCCACTACCGTCTAGTCTCTGAACCTTCTCCATAGTCTTACCATAACGACCTTAGGAGCTTGGCTGCGGATTGTCCATTGTTGCATACGAATCCTTTTTACCATACGGAAGTCTGTTTGTCTTCCCCATCTGCGTGTTTCCACACAAACTTGGTAGATTCGCCTTTAGGAGATCCCCGCAATTTGGAAGTGTTGCCTTAGACTTACTAAGTCTAAGACTAGCAACTGCTTTTAACAGTTACTGGAGCAAGATTTTACCCCTTTGACCGCTCGGGAAACCTGTCTCTTTACAAAACAAAAAAAAGAAAACCGCACCGCACTGCACTGCACTGTCTCAAAACACCTCTTCTTCCGCTTCTACTCCAACATTTAATTTAACCCTTATATCATTTTCGGCATTCCCTATCCACCCCGCATCACCCTCGTCCGCCCCCGCACCCGCCCACACCACATGCTCTACCGCGCCCGTCATGCCATTCTTTTTGAGCCACGCCATCCCTTGCAGCATGGCATCACACAAGTCATCTTGCTTTTTATGCGCCGCAAGATGATTACGGAGGTACTCATCCCCTGCCACGAACCCGCGCACAAGCTTAACCGAGTCGTCTTTGTTTTTCTTGTAATTGCTTGACCTCTTCGCTGGTGCAGCCAGTGGCACCAAAAGTGTCTGCTCTGTCCCAGCCCCAACCCCGCCCCCAGCTGCATCCCGATCGCTCTGGTCTTGCAACTTCAAGCGTGCATTCACGAGCACCACTTCCTTGATGCTATGCTGCCCCAAGAACCGCATGTATTGGAAGAAGCTGTAGATGATCATCTGAATGCTCTTCATGGAGCCATTGATGCGTGATGGCTGATTCTCTATGAGCACATGTGAGATGGGTGGGCTGCCGCGCTCCTCCAGGCTGCGCAGGAGATCCCGCATGGCTGCAAAAATTCTTTGACTGAGCGTGTCCACGCGCATGCGCTTGCAGTTCTCGCCTTCACACACCAATGGCATGAGCTTCCACTCCCAAACATGCAGCGATTCCTGAGCGTCCGTTGCTCCGGTGTCTTTGGCTTTGGTTTTCTTGCCCTCTGAAAATACCCCTCCTAAAACACAGACTGCAAGGTTTTTGATGCCAATATCGAAACTCAATATGGTGCGCTGGCTCATTCAAGGGTGTTCTTCATTACCTTTAACACGCGACAAAACAAATACACAAACACCCCTCCTCATCAAGCACTCCCATTCGCCCCGCCCATCTGCAAAGACTTCTGTCGCTTCCACACCGCACTCTGCAGCTGCTGCATGAGCTTTGTATCAAGCGTCTGAATGTTATTCTTGAGAATAAGCTTCCGCAAATACTTCCAGAAGATGTCATTCAAATAGCTACGGTTCATGGTGCCGATGGTACGGCACTTGTTTGCGAACCATTCGTATCGCCGCGCCATGTCCATCATGGTGTCTAAACCTACCCCTGTGGTGTCCACGCGCCCTTCACGGTCGCTCTTTGCGGTTGCGGCAGCTGCCGACCCCGTCTTGCGCACATATGGACACATCATGCCGTCATTGACCAGCGACAGCACGAGTTGTTGTACGCTCGGGTGACGGAAGACCTCTTTGGGAAAACCATCGAACAAGTTTTCGAACACCATGTAGCCATAGTCTGGGCAGATGAGAAGACGATGCTCAAAGTCCATAAACACAGCGTTGTTGTCAATGATCATGGTGTGCGAATTCAAGATCTGGTCACGCTCGGCCTTGGTAAAAATGCGATGCTTTGACTGCAGCGCTCGCAGGATCCGTGGCCAGACATGTTTCACACTCTTCCGGTAATTACCCGATGCATCAAGAATGCAGTCCTGGCGTGTGAAGATCGGCCGTTCAAACTTGATGCCGTGTGCACGCTCCACCCAGCCGATCTCTTGCAAGGCCCACGACTTTTCACTGCCCGTGTAGATGAAAAACGCGCACTGACCCCCATAGAATTCGCGCATACTGCGAATGAATGCCGCGAAACCCGGACGCACCAGGCGCTCGTCTTTGGTAAATGCATGCGGAACGTTGGTAGGCTTGTTGGGGATACGGAAGCCATACCGACGAACGGTTTTTGCAAGATTGAAACGCTGCGACTGATAATCGACCTTTCCTACGATTGTTCCATCCCAATCTAGAATGAACACATGTGGGAGTCCGGCCATCCTTACTTTTACATTGGACAAAAAACTGCTCATTTCGTGGATTGCCGTTGGGGCGCTTTCGCTTCCTTGACTGGCTTTTTGCCTCCTTTCTTGTCTTGAACCTGAGTTCGCACAGACTCGGCGAATCTCTGTGCCGTCTTTTGCACAAACGGATGATCGGGATGGTACAGATGACGCCGATATGCCCGTGATATGATCGTTGCAGAACGCTTGGGTAGCTCGATCTCGCGCTTCCAATCAGGATCTTCATGAAGTTCGCCTTCACCGTGGAAGACCTCCGTATTCTTTGAATTCATGCGGTTCTTCGGCAATTCGCTTTCGCCAGCGCCACGGACGAATTTCACCCAAACATTTCCTCCAAAATCGATCCATGAAATCGGCGACGTTGGGATGAGACGGAATTCGAGACCCACAGGACTCATATCTGTGGCTCCAAAATTTATCAGATGCGCCTGCTTCACATGTTCCGTCACGAGCGCGTGTGGAATCACGATCGCCACACTCCGATCCTCTTGTTGCCAGACAGGGAACACAACATCGACAGGTATGGCTCTATGCCACGGTAGTACAACAAATCCAGTGCAGCCGACGTGATAACGACCGTATCGCAGCGTGAGTAGCATATCGCCTGTTTTCAGGGAGCGGTCAGTCATGGCATGTGCGAGTAATGCGCGCATCCGCGGCACAGATTCATGGGGTTGCCAGAGCGCTTCAATCATCGCAGGATTCCTTTCTTCTTCTTCCGTGAGTTCATCGGGATTTTCCTCACTGCTTTGACCGGGGCGTGGAAGGACATTTGCAATGCCTGGAATGCGCAATGCGACGGATCTGCCATCGACAGTAAGCATGGGTCCAAAGTATTTAACGGACGGCGATTTGGAAGACCATGCCCTTTTCAATTGAGCATAAATGGTCTCTTTGTCTGCAGGGTATTCCATGGCTTCACTCATTGTTATTTTGCCGCACCTATGCACGCCTACTTACGGGCATGAAAGAAAAACAAAGTGGTTTTGCCGGTTTTGGGTCGGTCTATGCAGACGGTGGGTTGGCACCAAAAATTGAGAAATACAGCCATTTTCATCTTAAATACAATACGAACAAATACCAAAAATGCCCTTCCCTGATCAGGAGTTACCCGATGATTTATGGAAGATTATAGTACACAAATGTGACCATAACAGTCGTCAAATCCTGCGGCATGTAAACAAATCATTCTATACGTCGATTCAGAAAGACAAATACAAACTGTCCGAGTACTTGCCGTCTGAAATTTTCAAGAACCAACAATTCAGCATGCTTTCAGGTAAACTTATGCGACTTGTAGTCCAATCAGGAAACATAGACAACGTAAAGTGGCTAAAGGAGAACAACTGTCCATGGGACAGTTCGACATTTGACTCGGCCGCACAAACTGGGAACCTGGACAACATGAAGTGGTTGAAAGAGAACGGCTGTCCGTGGGACAGTTCGACATTTGACTCGGCCGCACAAAATGGGAACCTGGACAACATGAAGTGGTTGAAAGAGAACGGCTGTCCGTGGAACGAATTTACATTTGCATACGCCGCTAAGAACGGAAACCTGGACAACATGAAATGGCTGAAGGAGAATGGCTGTCCGTGGAGCGTTTGGACATTTGCATCAGCCGCTTATAACGGTAACTTAGATAACATGAAGTGGCTGAAGTATAACGGTTGTCCGTGGTGCGCTTTGACATTTTCATCAGCCGCTAGACATGGGAACCTAGACAACATGAAGTGGTTGAAGGAGAACAACTGTCCGTGGAACATTTGGACATTTTCAGCAGCTGCTAGAAACGGTAACCTAAACAACATGAAGTGGTTGAAGGAGAACGACTGTCCGTGGTGCGCTTCGACATTTACAGAAGCCGCTAAAAACGGTAACCTGGACAACTTGAAGTGGCTGAAGGAGAACGACTGTCCATGGTACGATGATACATTTTCATCCGCCGCTTGGAACGGAAATCTGGAAAACATGAAGTGGCTCAAGGAGAACGGCTGTCCGTGGAACGTTTGGACATTCGGAAAAGCCGTTATACACGGAAACCTGGACAACCTGAAGTGGCTTAAGGAGAACCGTTGTCCGTGGGACAATTTCACATTGGAATCGGCCGCAGAAAATGGAAACCTGGACATTATACAGTGGTTGACAGAGAATTTGACTTTACGCACTCGACGGTGAACCAGGAGACACCTGAGGACTATTGCAACCCTGCATGGCCGCACGCTTGCGCTGCTTCCGGACTTTTTCGGGAACCTCGTCAAAAATGCGATAACGCTCTGCGCGTTCGTGTACGAATTGCATGCGATCGGCAATGTTGTGCTGGTTTGTACTTTCCAATCGGAAAATTATGTTAAGTACTTGTAAGTACTTGTACGTATGACATCGTCGCCCCCATCTGTAGACATTCCAATCGATATTCTGGCCAAAATTGCCAAAATCGGAGATTGGCCGACCATCCGAACCATTGCTCAACATGTCTTGTTGTCTGCAAATCGGCAAAAGGAGATGGAGCTCCGACAGCTTACGCAACCTACCGACGAACAAATTCAACATATTAATAAGAAGTACGCGGATTATGTTTCTGAATTTTACAGGCTTGCGGTGAAGTACGTGTCTCAAGGATTGACAGGAAAACTACTTATTGACCGTTCTGGCGAGTTTTTGGTGTTTCGCTCGGACGATGGTAATTGGAATCAGGTGTTTCTAGACAAAGACAATTATTTCATTGAATCTACACCTGACACACCTGAAGCAAGCAAAGCATTCATGGATAATACTCGTAACATTACCTTGTCGACATTTGAGAAAGATGTAATCACTTGGGCTCCTGCGGTCGACAGGTACCGCAAATACATTGACCGAAGTCTGAAAAGCGAGAAATCGGAATTGACCCGGTCTTGGTGGTTAAAACGCCATAACATTTATGCGCCGCTCGCGGAAGATCTCATGCAAAAGCGACAAATGCTTCTCCATATGCGTGAGCATCTTGGGATGGGTGGCATCCGCTCGGCTCGCGATTCTTCGAAAAAATAAACTTGCATTTTCCTTTCAATTCACGCACTCGACGGTGAACCAGGAGACACCTGAGGACTATTGCAACCGAGCATGGCCACGCGCTTGCGCTGCTTCCGGACTTTCTCGGGCACCTCGTCAAAAATGCGGTAACGCACCGCGCGTTCATGCGCAAATTGCATGCGATCGGCAATGGTCTGTTGAATTTCATTACAAATCCAACGACGGCCGGCGTACCTTAACCCGTCTTTGGAGGTCACAATGGTTTTCGGGTAGTGATGGGCGTGCCCAGTTTTCATGATGTATCCTCTATACTATTTGGCCACATTATCGTTTGTACGCTTGCCCCCTAGGCTTCGTAAGAATGTAATTCCAGTTGTTCGCCTCCAAGTCAAAGTCCACATACGCCTCCATGCCTTGTTTTTCAATGGCGTCCTTGATGTCCACGCGCATCTGTTCTGCCTCGTTTTCGTTCATGAGGTGGTAATATCTGTACAGCGTCCGTTGTTCCCCATCTTCGGACAACGTCCAAGGAATCAAATAGTCGCCCTTACGCTCCTGTGCAATCCACTTTTTTGTCTCCTTGCGCGACTCCATGTTGACTTCCGCCCACATGGTAAACATCAGACAACCTCCAGGGCGAATGATGCGAAAGAGCTCCAAGACCGCATTGAGGCGTTCTTCGTACGCATAAAGGTGATGAATGACGGCCACACAGATAACAGCATCCAAAAAGTCCGACAAGATCGGTATCTTCCTGACATCGGCTTGATAAATCTCCACATGCTTGTATTCATGTTTGTGCACCCGATCCCATGCGATATTAACTAACTTTTCACTTGCGTCACATGCCATAATCTCAATGTCTGTGCGGATGTCAAAGTACTTGCCATTGCCACATCCAATATCACCGAGACGGCTCCGCGGTGGCAGGGCGTGGATGAATTGTGCGACACGATCCCAGTGACTCACGCGTGTCTTGTCAAAGCTTGCTGCAATTTGGTTATACACATTTACCACGTCAAACATTTTTAGCATCAACGCACGCTGCTAACCGACTGAACAAAGCAAACAATTGCAAACGCGAGCAAATTGGGCTGCGTATTTACAATAACAAAATCAATTTTTACGGCGTACACGGGTTTCCTAGGGGTTCAAGCCAAATGCTTCTTTCTTTTTGAATGTCAGCGAGCGTTCGCTTTGCGATAACGGAAAACGAAACATATTCACCTGAGCTGCTATCGTGCACCGCTACAAACACATCTTGGTCGAAACGGGGATCCCTGGAGCTAAGCCTTTCTGCAACTTGTCGCAGATGCGGCTCGGGCATTTTTCCCATCCGCTCATCATCCTGATTCCGCGCATCTTTCAATAAGCGGCTCATGGTCACGACGTCTTCTGGAAAAAGCTTTACGTGAACATATTCATTAGCATCGATGGAGATACGGACATGCACGTACGGTACTAGATACCGTGAAGATGGGGTGCTTTCTGTATTGCCCATCCGAATAAAAAAGACGTGCCCTATGACCTTATATCGTTATATTCAAGCGCTGCACATGACACAACCCTCTTCCTTTCGACAAACAAGCACCGGCTCTTCCTCGGCCGGTGCTACTTGCTGCACCGTTTGCAGGCTCGCCGATTTCTTGACCAGGTTTGGATCCAGATTGAACGACATGGTTTTTGCCTTCGGACGGGTGCGCAGGTAATATAGACCCGTCTTCAGACCTTTCTTCCATCCGTAGAAATGCATGTTGGTGAGCTTGGTCATGTCGGCATCCTCCAGGTAGAGGTTCAGTGACTGCGTGTGGCAAACAAAGGGGCCGCGATCCGCCGATTGGTCAATGACCGTCTTTTGCTTGATTTCCCACACCGTTTTGTACAGAGCGCGGATATGCGCCGGAATTTCGGCAATGTCTTGAATGCTGCCGTGGTGCGCCAGAATGCGGTTTTTGAGGTCCACATTCCATAGGCCTAGGTCAATCAGGTCTTTAATGAGGTACTTGTTGATCACCGTAAATTCACCTGCCAGCGTGCGTCGCTGGTAAATGTTGCTCGTGATGGCCTCGAATGACTCGGTCATGCCCATGATTTGGCTGGTGCTCGCCGTAGGCATGAGCGCAATGAGGACGGAGTGACGCAGCCCATGCTTTTGCACGTCGGCCTTGAGTTCGCTCCAATCGTACATGTTCGGCGTCACCCCCCACATGTCAAATTGCAGCACGCCACGCGCCGCCGGGGAAGTGCCGAACGTCGAGTAAGCGCCTTTGTAGCTCTCCATGGCCTGCTCTTCCGCCGTGAGACTGAGCCCTGCCTCCAGCGCCCGCAGCTCTTTCTCAAGTTCCTCGCGCACAGCCCCCGTCTGCAGTTGGATGTACTCCATGCGCGCGATCTGCTCCTCACGCTCGCGCGCAATTTGCATGGAAGCCATGATGCTGGCATGGTAGATGGTCTCGGCGATGGCTTTATTGAGGTCGGCAGCTTCCTGGCTTTCGTATGGGTAGCGCATGAGAATGTAGGCATCCGCAAGACCCTGAATGCCGACGCCAATGGGGCGATGGCGCATGTTGCTGTTGTGTGTCTCGGGGATCGGGTAAAAGTTCCGAGTGATGACCTTCTCCATGCTACGAATGATGGTCTGTGTGATGGAATGAAGCTTCTTAAAGTTGAAGAACGGCTTGTTGTTCTCATCATATTCCACATACGAGCCCAGCACAATGCTCGCGAGGTTGCACACTCCGTACTCTTTTGGATCGCTATAGAGGAGAATCTCCGAGCACAGATTGCTGCTCTTAATGACACCCAGGTTGCTCTGGTTCGAGCGCTGGCACTTGTCCTTGTAAAGCATGTAGGGGCCACCGGTTTCAATCTGGCTCTTGATGATCTCAATCCAGAGCTCTTGCGCTTTGATTTGCTTCTTGAAGCGCCCCTCCGCCTCATATTTCAGATAAAGCTGATTGAACTCCTCGCCGTAGCATTCGGCGAGACCTGGTGCCTCGTCGGGGCAGAACAGCGACCACATGCCGTTGCTTTGCACGCGCTCCATAAACAGGTCTGGAATCCAAAGTGCAATGAACAGATCACGGCAACGCTCTTCTTCGGAGCCCGTGTTGCGACGCAGTGCGATGAACTCGAAGACGTCGGCGTGCCACGGCTCCAGGTACACTGCGGCGCTGCCGTTGCGCTTGCCAGACTGGTTCACATGGCGCGTTGCCTCATTCAGAACTCGGCAGAACGGAATGAGACCCGTCGAACGCCCGTTGGTACCGCGAATATATGAACCACGCGAACGAATGTTGTGCACATGAAGACCAATGCCACCGGCGTACTTTGAAATGAGGCACATGTCTTTGACAGTGTCATACATGCCTTCGATGCTATCTTGGTCATCCTTGATTGACATTAGGAAGCAGCTGGACATTTGAGAACGCGGTGTGCCCGAGTTGAAAAGCGTGGGCGTTGCGTGTGTGTAGTAGCGGCGGCTCATCAGCTCATAGCATTCGATGGCATCCTTGATATCCCAACCGTGAATGCCAAGAGCTACACGCATCCACATGTGCTGAGGGCGCTCGACGGCCTTGCCATTGATTTTGAGGAGATAACTGCGTTCCAGGGTCTTGTAACCAAAGTAGTCGAACAGGTAATCGCGCTCATAATCAATGATGGAATTGAGTTTCTCCTTGTGCATTTGCACAATATCATAGAGCTCCTGGCTGACCAGCGGATTGTGTTTCTTGCTGTCATCATACATCCAATAGAGCTGTGACACCGTCTCGCTGAAGGAGGGCGATGTGGTCTTGTGATGATTACTGATGATGATGCGGGCGGCAAGGACGCCATAATCGGGGTGCTCGGTGGATTTCGAGCTGCAGATCTGGGCAGTGAGTTCATCAATCTCAGAAGTTTTTACACCGTCATAGATGCGCCCGCAGACAAATTGCGCGATGCCGTCGGCATCCACACCCCCTAGATCACCACAGAAGTGGCGAATTCGGCGTTGCACCTTGTCAAAAGACACCTGCTCATATGCACCGTCGCGCTTGAGAACCCGCATTGTTCGCAGCTCCCGAGTCGGTTGCTGTACTATAACGCCGATTTTTTAAGTGCGCGCGAGGCCGCATGCGCATCTTGAGCGCAATGCTAAAAAAACTAGAAAACGGAGTGAGGGGGCGCTCTTATGCGCACACATTTGTCCATGGCATGTTGGGGCAGCGCGAGCTCAAATCACAACGCAAGGTATTGGGCTTGTTCGGGTAGTCCTTTTTGTCCTTCATCGCCAAGTAGGCCGGATAAATGCGGTTGCAGTCCATGCGCACGTCGTCGGTTTTGCCCTGGTTGAATTGCGACAAAACCGGAATCACGGTGCTGCCAGATGGCGTGGATGGCACTGCCGCGGTGGTTGCACCATACACCGAGGTTTGTGGGACACACGAGTACTTCACAAAAGGACGATCCGCTTCAGGGAACGTGTTCACGACCTTCTCGGGCGTTTGCTGCAATTGCCAGTAGTCCGGGCACAGAATCAGGTTGGCGAGGTCTTCGCGCTTTGCCGCCGGTGCGTACATATATACTTGGATCAACAGGAATGCAATGATCAGGATTGCGCCAATCACAAACGTGATGCTGAAGGCATATAAAGTTCCACCCAGGATCTCGCGCGATTTCGGTATGAAAAACATGCTGATCAAAATGCTGATGGCGATGAAGCCGTACACTGCACAGACGGCGATGGTACCCTTGAATAGGCGCGCTTTGTTGGCTTGGAAAGCCTTATCTTCGGTGGTTGTCGTATCTGCACCCGTTGAACTCATTGCGTGCTCGCGTACTCGCGTACTCTACTCAGATGAAAGATTTAATTTCCAGTACTTTGGTTCCCTTCTGTGTCTGAAGCGGCGCTCGCTCCATCGGAAGCGGCAACGTGCTCACGTCGCGCTTGTACGTTTCATATTGGCGCAAATTGCTGAGGACTTCAGGCACAACCCACTCCAGGACTTTGGCGTTCAGCTCGCGCACCTGGCTAACGAAGTCGCACGATAGGTGCTTTGCATACTGCAGATAGATACTGCGCATGACAACGCGCAAGTCTTGTTCACTCTGGCGGCCAATCACATGCTTACCCTCCGTGGCCTGGTAGATCTTGTAGCGGATGCCATGCTGTAGGGCGTCGAGGTTGGTCTGTGAAAAGTACAGGTCAGAAAGAGGATTGGTAGCAAACTGGCCTTTCAGCGCTTCCTGTTGCGTGAACGCCACCTGGCGATTTGGTGTGTACGCTGGGATCACATTTAGACCATGCTCGCGGCTAATGTCGACGCGGCCGTTCATACCGTAACCGCCATATGCCTTGTTTTCGTAAGGCGATAGCTCCTTCATTCTCTTGACCTTCTACCATATTTTATTTTGGCTGCTTTTAGCAGGAGATGTCCATCGAACGCGAGTTCCGCGACCTCATCAAACGTTATTTAACTTACACGTCCGCTCAATGCAAGACGTCCGAGATCCGGCAAAATTTGCTGAGCGCACTTGAAGATCACATCGAGGCGCTTATCTATAACGTTGTCAGTCTGGCGTGCACCATGGCGCTTGTCTATGAATCCAAACGCGTGGAGCCGAAACATGTGCGGGCGATCGATGAGCGTTACAGAGCCCTATGCAGTGCGCATGCGCCGGCGCGCCTGCCAGCCCACGGTCAAAGAGGGGGCATGAGTATGCCGGAGGCCTTCTTCAATCCCCAGGCGCCCTCCACGATGTCGCCGTCGCATTTTGGAGGCCTGAATTCCACCACCATTAATTTCGCTGCAAATGAAGCGCGTGCAGAAATCGCCACAACGAACGGTGCCATGATGGGTGGTGCGCACATGTCATCCTTCCGAGAGAATGCGTCAAAGCCTCTCGCCAAGTTCGTGCGCGCGGTTGCGAAATTGCATTCCACGACGGTGAGCAAGCAAGCGATTCATGATATCCTATTGGTGATGTTCCACCACCTGGATTGTCTCGCCGCGGACATGCGTGCGAAGCCCTCGATCAATGTGAGATCGCTTGAGAAGATTTTCAAACTCAAGCGGCACGCACTCTTCAACTGAGCTGAAACCCTGGCCCAAGATGGCAAGGCTAAAAATTGATAGGCGTGGTTTCCTTTTTATGCATCATTCGTATTCCCAGAATTCCGCGTGACAACACAGCAACCAACTATGATCATCACAGTTGATGGCAATATTGGCTCGGGTAAGAGCTCCGTCCTAGAGTGCCTCCATGCCAAATACGGACTGCCGATTGATCTTGAGCCGGTACAGAAATGGCAGCCGTTCCTCCAGAACATGTATTACAATAACCGCGGAGCGTTTGAATTCCAAGTTCGCATTTGGCTGGATCGGTGTTGGATTCAGGACAAGAACCTACGTAGCACCCTGATGATGGAGCGGTCTCCCTTTTTCCAGTCTGTGGTATTCGTGCCGGCAAACCTTGAAAACGGGCGCATTACGTATCAGCAAAATGCCATGCTGCAGGAAATGTATGCACTGACCATGCGTTCATGGAGTCCGAGCGTCTATATTTACCTGCGCTCGAACCCGTACAATTGCATGCGGCGTATTTCCGCGCGCGCTCGCACTTCCGAGGAGGCCATCAACCCTGAATACGTGAAGCGCCTTCACGAGCTGCATGAGTATGCTTACATGATGGCGCTGTATAACCGATGCCTCGTGGTGTGCATCGACGTGGAAAACAAAACCATTGAACAGATTGCGGCAGAGGTATATGATTATGTCCGTACGCTCGGCTAACAAACCGACAGTGAGACGTTACAAATTTTGTGACTATCTTGTAATACAAATGCCTCCGAAAAGTAAATCCGCGAGCCCAAAGAGCCCGATCACAAGTCATGAAGATATGGATTGGGAGGCGCCTTCTCCTCCCCTTGCCATCACGACCGCACTCTCGGCGGCGACCCAACGGAAACGTGTTCCACCAGCGTTTCCTAAAGCACTGCCATCGCCTTCCAAATTTGAGCGTCAGTTCACCGAAGAGCGCGCCAAGCTAAGAGCCGAGCTCGATGAATACGTTCTTGCACCGATCCGTACACTGGAGCCGCATATCGCCGTCCTCAATGCGATGTCGTCGCCTAGCAGCATCAAAAAAGGCGCAAGAAAGCAGTTGCTGATGCTTCTAAAAAAGAGGCCGATGCGGGTGTACTTGTCCAACCTAGTGAATAGTTACGAACGAATTCGTTCCCAAATGATGACCACGTATCTTGATGAATTAACGTACGTACTGGATTACATTTCAGCGCAGAACCATGCTACGGACGACCTAATTGGCAAACTTGAAAAAACGTCCAGCCCCGATAGAGCAAAAGCCCTTCAAAACAAAGTACATCTCTATCGAACCAATCAAGGGAAACTCCGCAAGGTAGAAGAGCTGATCACAAAGGAAATGCATGAAACGGAACGCATGTTTGAGCATTTGACGAAAGGAAACCCAATGGAACTCGATTCTCAGCGGCGGCAATCCGCGCGCCTTGCAAATAAGAGAGCCGCGAAGGCGACTACGACACTCGAAGACGCTGTTAGCGCGGTTGCTAAGCTTGAAGAGCTAAGACGTTACGACAATGAACAACTCCAAGCAGAGCTAGCTGGCGGCAAGTCCACTCAAGGTTCCGCCAAACGATCGTCCAAAACAAAGGCCTGATTGCAAAAGCGCAAACCCGTCATGGAGCCTCTGGCCCAAATCGCACGATCCTCTTTATTGTTTTTCCAAAAATTGACCTAAGCATTCTTTTCTAGGTAGATTGCAAGAAAATGGCGAAAGATCTCGATGCCAAGTACAAGAAGTTGGAACAGCGCGACCATGTGTATCAGCTGCCAGACACGTACATTGGCTCGGTAGAGAGCACGCAAATTGAGACCTATATTTTTGATGATGCATCCGCATCCATGCAAAAGAAGGAAATTACGTACGTGCCTGGTCTCTACAAAATCTACGACGAGGTTCTTGTGAATGCCATTGATCAGGTCGCGCGTCTCAAAGCCGCCGTTGCAGCAGGGACCAAAGATGTGAAACCTGTGAAAACCATCAAAATCACCATCGACCAAACCACAGGCCGCATCACGGTTTTTAACGACGGCGATGGTATTGACGTCGAAAAGCACTCTTCGTACGGGGACGTGTGGATTCCCGAGCTCATTTTCGGCCACCTCCTGACCAGCACGAATTACGACCCGAGCGAAGAGAAGTTGTGGGGCGGCAAGAATGGTTTTGGTGCTAAGCTGGCCAACATCTTTTCCACGGAATTCAAGCTCGAAACAGTGGATCATCGGCGCGGGCGCATCTACAAGCAGACTTGGAAAGACAACATGAAGGCCAAGTCCTCGCCCTCGGTCAAGGCCTACACCAAGGCGCCGTACACGGAGATCTCTTTCACGCCCGAATACAAGCGCTTTGGTCTCAGCGGCATCACACCTGACATCTTCCAGCTCTTCCGCAAGCGCGCGATGGATGCGTGCGCGACCACCGACGCCAATGTCAGCATTTATTTTAACGGCGAGAAGCTGGCTGCCAAGGACTTTGAGAAGTATGCGGATCTTTACATTGGCGCCAAGGACGCTCGGCCGCGCGCATACGAGGTGTGCAATGATCGCTGGGAGGTCATTGCCACGTACTCTGATGCAGGCCAATTTGAACAAGTGAGCTTCGTCAACGGCATCAACACGCTTCGCGGCGGGAAGCATGTGGAGCACATCACCAACCAAATTACCAAGCGTCTCAGCGAAATGGCAGCCAAGAAAAAGAAGGACGTGAAGCCGCAGCATATCAAGGACAACCTGTTCGTGCTCATCAAGAGCAGCATCGTCAATCCTGCGTTTGACAGTCAGACGAAGGAGACCCTGACGACTCAGGCGTCCAAGTTTGGCTCCAAATGCGAGCTCAGCGACAAGTTCTTTGACAAACTGTATAAGACGGGCATTCTGGAAAAGGCCATCAGCCTCACCGAGTTCCATGATGCCAAGAAGCTGGCTAAGACGGACGGCAAGAAGACCACCCGCGTACTGGTGCCCAAGCTGGACGATGCCAATCACGCCGGTACGCGCTATAGCAAAGATTGCACACTCATCCTCACCGAGGGAGACTCTGCCAAGTCCATGGCGATCGCCGGTCTCAGCGTGGTGGGGCGCGACAAGTACGGCGTGTTCCCCCTGAAAGGCAAAATCATGAATGTCAAAGACGCCAATGCGAAGAAGATTTTGGAGAACGAGGAGATTACCAATCTCAAAAAGATCATCGGTCTTGAGCAGGGCAAGAATTACGAAGACATTGACAGCCTCCGGTACGGCAAGATCATGCTTCTCACGGATGCGGATGAGGATGGCAGTCACATCAAGGGACTCATGTTCAACGTTTTCCAGTCGCTGTGGCCGTCGCTCTACAAGCGCGACGGTTTCCTGACCAGTATGCTGACGCCGGTCATCAAGGCATCGCATAGCCAACATGCGACGCTCTCATTCTACAACCTTGCGGAATTCGAAAAGTGGTATAAGCAGCAGGAAGCCGCTGGCACGCTCCGCGGCTGGTCGTTCAAGTACTATAAGGGGCTTGGCACGTCGACGGCAGAGGAGGCCAAGGAGTACTTCCGCCAACTGAAGGCGGTGAATTACAAATACAATGGCAAGACATCGGACGAGAACATGGATCTCGCGTTCAACAAGAAGCGCGCCGACGACCGCAAGGCGTGGCTCATGAAGTACGACCGCGAGCGCATTCTGGATTATGCGAACCCGGTCGTGCCGTACGAGGACTTCGTGGATAAGGATCTCATCCACTTTAGCAACTCGGATCTGGAGCGTTCCATCCCTCATATGTGCGATGGCCTGAAGCCATCGACGCGCAAGATTCTCTTTGGCTGCTTCAAAAAGAAGCTGTACAGCAAGGAGATCCGCGTGGCACAGCTGTCGGGATACATTTCGGAGGTCGCCGCCTACCACCATGGTGAGACGTCGCTGCAGCAGGCCATCATCGGCATGGCGCAAACGTTCGTGGGCGCAAACAACATTAACCTGCTGCAGCCCAATGGGCAGTTCGGAACGAGGATTCAAGGGGGAAAAGATTCGGCATCACCTCGTTACATTCACACACTGCTGTCGCCCCTTGCGCGCACGATCTTCCGCGAGGAGGATGCTGCGGTGCTAAAGTACATCGACGATGACGGCATGCAGGTTGAGCCAGAGTACTACATTCCTATTATTCCGATGATTCTGGTGAACGGTGGCCTGGGTATTGGCACTGGTTTTAGTACCAACATCCCGTGCCACAACCCGAGCGACATTTACACACTTTGCATGAAGCTCATCGACGCGATGGATAAAAGCGATGGCGCGGGCGTGATTGACACCAAGCAGGATCTACAGGCGATCGGCTTTGCCGCGATCGACAAGGCGCATCTGTCCGAAATCAAGCCGTGGTACCTGGGCTTCCAGGGCGACATCATTGAGCACAAGGACAAGGACTCCGCATACGCCAGCCGCGGTAAGTGGCGCTGGCTGGATGACAATACACTGGAGGTGCTTGAGTTGCCCGTGGGTGTTTGGACGGAGGATTATAAGGAGTTCCTGACGGCCATGATCACGGAAGGCAGCAATGTTCTGAAGGACTTTGAGAGCCACTACACCGACAAAAAGGTGCGCTTCGTGCTCAAGCTGTACCCGGGTCAGCGCGCGGCTGTGGAGCCGCATGTAGTGGATGTCTTCAAGCTCTCCAACACGAAGAACCTGAGCATGAACAACATTCATCTGTACAACGAGCGATCGGCCATCCAGCGCTTCAAGACGGCGAAGGACATTGTGCGCCAATGGGCAAAGGTGCGCCTGGTCAAGTACCTGGAGCGCAAGCACCACCAGCTCAAGAACATGGAGGCGGCGCACCGTATTCTGGCAGCCAAGGTGCGCTTCATTCAAGACGTCGTGTCTGGAAAGGTTCAGGTCATGAATAAGAAAATGAAGGATGTGGAGGAGCAGCTGGTCGTTCTCAAGTACCCAAAGCTGTATGTGCCCGAGGACGACGCCGCCGCACCCGCTGCCGATGCAGACGAGGATGTCGCAAGCTCCGGTTCCGGCAAGATCAAGCCTCTGGGCACAGCCGTCGTCAAGACGGTGGATTATGCCTACCTCACACGCATGCCCATTCATCAGCTGACGCTGGAGAAGAAGCAGGCGCTCGAGAAGGACGCCGCCAAGCTGGCTGAGGACATTAAGGCACTCAAGGCCAAGCCCATTCACCATATTTGGCGCGAGGAGCTCGGCGAGTTCATGGAGGCATGGGAGGCGCACCGGGCGAAGATCGAGCGCGACACGGCTCTCCATGTGCAGGCGGATGTCCCATCGTCGGGTAAAGTCGCGAAGCCGCGGTCGGCGCCTGCGAAGCGCCCTGCCACCGCCAAGCCCGCGAAGAAAGCCAAATAAAGCAAATAAAGAAAACGCGCAATCCTTTTTTGTAAGCAGATAGCTTTTGAGCTCTCGCTATCACCCTTGTTGTGTTTGCACCCAATGTTTTCTCAACCCCCTCGTGTTCTGTTGCTCGATTTTGACGGTGTGGTTTTTACAGATCGTCGCATGTTGGCGCGTGTTGCGAGCCGCGCTGTTCGTTTTGTGCATCATAAAGTCAACCCAGGATGGTCGGCGGCATCTGCCGCTCGTGCCAATGAATTCTTGTACAAGAATTATGGACACACGTGGAAGGGTCTCACTCAGATCTATCCCGGACAGCGGCATACCTCTCTTCAGGAGTACAACAAGTATGTGTATCATGACAGTGTTATGAAGCATGCACGCAAGTACAAAGCGCCATGCGAGAATGACTTGCGTGCCATTCAACATATCCAGACGCTGTGCAAGAAACACGAGGTGCCCGTTTACATCGTTAGCAATGCGCCCATGGCGTGGGTGAAGAGCCTCAACGACGCCATGGGGATCGGTCTGCCAGCCGCAAACTTATTGACATGTGACCACGAGGTGATGGATGGGTGCCTGAAGCCAGACCTTGCGTTCTACAACAAAGCAGTGCTGTATATTCGAGATCGTGAAGGCGCGCAGTTTAGCGATGCGGAGTTTGTCGTGGTGGATGACTCTTTTTACAACTTGAAGCCATTGGTCAACATCCCCGGCTTTGCACCGGTTTGGGTGACCGATGCGGCACCTCCAGTCGGCGAGACCCATCAAGCGAAGGTCACCTGTATCTCATGCCTTGAAGAGGTGAGCGCCGTCCTACATACGCCCTTGCCCACGCCGATATAAGGAATTCCTCATCCATTCCATAAAGCCACTGTCTTACATCATGCCTCTCTACGTACGCCGTCTACCTGGCGACAAAAGCTTTCTCATGGACACGAGCAAGTACCCACAGAACATGCAGTTCTACAATCCGAGCGCAGTGGGGGACTGGATCTACATTCGCCTGACAGAGCATACGAGCAATGCAATGAAAAATAGGATCATCATGTATAACCATGCCACGAAGCAAACAAACACCATCGAGTGCCCATGGGATAAAATGGCACCCAATGTAAATCTATTCCAAGGCATTGAAGACCTACGCATCTGTTCCTACAAGGACCGCATCTGGTTCACGGCGGCCACAACACATGCGTCCGATGTGATGAACAATGAGCTGCTTCTGGGATATTTCAACAAGACCGTGACCGACGTGGAGTACCTGACGGTTCTGGACATTGGCAGCCTGCCTGTCAAGAACGTGTGCCCGTTTGTGCATGGAGACCACCTGTGGCTCTTTGACATGTACAAGCTGCAGATCTATCAAGTAGATGAAGACCTGACGGCACTGGATGGCGAAGAGAAATACGTTGCGACGACGGTTAGGCGCCTGAAAATTGTGTGCGACACGGGTCCTCTCATGGCCGCCGCCAGCCCCACAACCGCGCAAACCCACTCGGACACCATCTCAAGCGCAAGCGCCAACCCCAAATTCCGTGGTTCAACCAGCCCAGTTCACCTACATGGGAACACATGGGGTGTCATCGCACACGATATCATCTTCAACGATACGCCGAACATCTTGATGCGCTGCAGTTATGTGCATCACTGGGTGGAGTTTGACATTGAGCGCGGCGCTATCACATTCATCTCACGCCCTTTCTTTGTCGCACACTGGGGTATTGAATATATTTCAGGTATCCAATATGATAAAAACAAACAGGACGACGCGAAACCGGTTTCACTATATGTAGGCATCGACGACAAGAAGCCTCTAGTATGCACGACGACTCTTGCGAACCTTCGCGTTGGCAAGTGACCCACCTGCAACACGAGGCACCTGTGGTGATTTATGAAACACCTTGCCTAATTTTCCTACAGCCTGTTCTTGGATTCGTCCTATCGCGGAGGCTACGGGTGTATTCACTTTTTCATTGAAAATGGTACCGAATCGATTTCCAGCATCTGTTGCACTGGCAATAGCCCTGCTCTGTATTTTTCCTAACGCTTCAGCCACAGGAGTATTGATTTTCTCGTTGATTGCTGCGCCGATCGTGTTGCCAAAAACTCCGAATTTTGTTGTAGCTGCTTTTGCCGATTGTCGAATGCTGTTTTGCGTTGCCGTTAGCCATGATGATGCTGTGCTTGGGTATTTGAGGTCTGTTGCAATAGGCAATATGTACAACGGCATTTTCATGGTGTACTCAACATCGTAAAGCTTGGTGCGGCTGGTGACATTTATCCATGGCATCGGAATGTCAGCTGTCTTTCCAATACCGTCGACCGTCTGTATTGTTAGTTGCACATACGGGTTGTCAAGAAGGATAGCTGCGTTCTCTGTGATTGCGTCCGACGATGTGAGGAACATGATGTCATGGTTCGCATGGAACAGTAGGAAAAGCATGGTCGTATCTGAAATTTGTACGAGCGGATATACCGCGAGCTCCATGGTTGTGCCGAAAATTACGTTTTGGATTTTTTTGATATCTTCGACGTTGCCCCCTTCAATCAGTGTATGAATACATTTGTATTTCTTGAACAACGTCTTGGCATCCGCCCCACCTGCTTGTATTGCTGCTGTCTGCACGCCTGCTTCTGTTAGAGACTGCTGCGTGCTGCAAGTCCGCGGAATATTAACACCTGTGAAACCCTCTGGTTGATTTTGTTGGATTTGTTTCACGAAGAATTTTCCATCTTTATTTTCGACCATGACTTTGTTGTAGTCCCCAATTTCGTGACTAAAGCTCATTTTAGGAACAGTATGGATTGTCTGGCCGTCTTGGCTTATCAGAATGTAGTTATTGCCGATCAACACTGCGTGGTATTCTTCCATGCAGAAGTATCGTCTGATCGCTTTCTCTACATGTAACCAACTAATTTTTTATTATATTCCTGATCAAAATAGTCATGAACCCACCCGTGAAATGCGAGCGGGGCATGGTACCATTCGGCTTCGATGCTGAAGTACTTTCGAGCGGCGACTGGAATCACACGTTTGTTCAAGATCTCACATGCGTGTGTGTAGTAAACGTCCTCTGCCATCGGGGTAGACAAAGCTCGGTATCCGAGGGACTGCCGATACTGATTGACCGATTCCTCACTGACGCGGTCAATGCACTCTAACATACATGCCCGCGAGCGCATGCTAAAGCCTCCTTGGATACCGCCAATCTTCGGCGCAAGGTCTCTATGATTGAAGTAATTGGCTCCTGCATAGTCGTAGTCCACATAATTTGCCATGCCTCCTCTCAGCATGATACAATCCGTCTGGAAGATCAGCACATGCGGCTCCGCAATCGCTTCCCAGAATGCCCGATTCATCAGAAGCGCACTGTAAGCGCTCACGCTCAGATTGTCGACATCCAACTCCGTCACTTTGGCGGTGCTGCGTAACGGCCGTAGCACAGTGTCCTGCACCCACGGTTTACAGCCACTCCCGGTGAAAATATGCAAATTCCACGAGCCACCTAAATGCCACATGACATTTGCACACACGGCAGCGAGTATGTCATGCTTCCGGGGTTCTACGATCACAGCCACGTTCTTCTTTGAAGGACAGTAATTAAAGCTCCAGTTCTCCATGGCCACAAGTTCATCATGTTCCTTTCGAAGAACTTGACTAAAAAAGAGTTTGGAACTCGTCATGCACCACACGCGAATCTTTTGTTTAGGTAGTCTTTTTGCGGCCGCCGCGCTTTGTTAGCCGGATAGGTGTATTGTGAAAGTCTTTGCTCAAGCTTTTTTGCCAGATTTGCCTCCTGTGGAGAACTCAAACTTCGAGTCACGCGTGTTGCGAGATGACTTCAACAAAGTTTTGACTTTTTCGGCTGCCTTTGCAAAACGGGATTTGCGCTCCACTACCCCTTGAATCGGCGAAGATTTCCGACGCGTAGTAGAGTCCACTGACACTGGCGCTGGTGCTAGAGCCGATGCCGGTCGCGCTCCCGGCCACATGCGCGGCGTCACAGACACATGAGGAGGCTGGAACCCAGGGAAGACGGCTTCCACCTGCGGACGGCGGCGCAACTGCTTCAACTGTGCGCTGAACATCCTGGCCTCGTTCTTTGTGAGTGTTAAAGTGTTATACGTATCGTCGACGACCCCCGTAATGGGCGAGTCAGACTTTGCACTTGAAGCACTCGGTGCGCTCTTGCGAGCAGACTTGCTCGCGCTTGAGCCCATGCTTGTTTTTGTGTTCGTGCTCTTGCTTTTCGTTGGCATGTACTACCTATTTCACAAGACAAAAATTTGTACTTGACTTGACATCATATTCAGACACGATATAGACAAGAATGTGCACGTTTTCGCTCAACCAGCGACCATTCTATATTTTGTACGATATTGCGCGTCCGCAATGCGCATATTACCGTCCTTGTGCGTATGTATATAGTTGCCGGGGTGCCAACCATTATCGAGCGTTTGTAGCCGGAAGCCGTCCGTTAGCATTCTCAAATGCGCTTCGTTGATGCACGTTCCTTTTATACAGAAATCACTGCCAACCGATAGCCGCCCAATATTGTTTGTGTTTCCACGAATTTCAGTGTCACCGCGAATGTAATTCTTACCATCGCCACTGTACGGAAAGTGAGTTTGCCACGCGGATTTGTTTTGATCGCTTACGCCACCCTTGAAGGTCGCAGCACCTACGGAGTAAAGTTCTGGCGTCCAGAGCTTGCCTGCCGCAAAGCCTCCATGGTATCCTTTATTGTCTTTATCAAACAAACGAAGCCAGGCATCGTTGCCGTGAGCGTCGCCGACGCCCGATAGCAAAAACTTGTCACCTAATTGAACACGTTGCAATTTGACACGCTCGAGGTTATCCGTAAGGCCGCTTTCGCCTTTGTCACCCTTGTCACCTTTGTCTCCCTTGTCGCCTTTATCCCCCTTCGGACCCGGAGGGCCGATCGCACCTGGACGTCCCTCTTTGCCTTGCTCTCCTTGCTCGCCTTTTTCACCCTTTTCACCTTGATCTCCTTTTTCGCCCTTCTCTCCTGGCAGACCTTGGCCGCTTTCTCCCTTATCCCCTTTATCTCCCTTTGCACCTTGTTCTCCCGGTGGTCCCCGTGGGCCAGGTACACCTTGTGCTCCTGGAGCACCGGGAGGTCCGGGTGGACCCGTAGCGCCAGGCGCACCAGGTGCGCCTGTGGCACCCGGCACTCCTTGTGGTCCCGGTGGTCCTGGAATCGCCTGATCGACGGTCATGACCATCTTGCCTCCACTCTTGAGTCCACCCAGGACATCCAGCTCGCCGGAAACGTCCAGACGCGTTGCATTCAAAGCTAAGACACCCTCGTTGGCTGATAATATAGGATCGGACTTGCTTCCGTTCCCAAATCTCAAAGTGTGGAGCTGTACCCCTCCATCTTCCCGAACCGTGAGCGCATCCTTGTCCTTGTGCTTTCCAACACGCAACAGGGGTCCTTGGGTGCCCGCGCTTCCTGTAATCTGTGTATTGCCCTGCATATGGATCATTCCACCTTCACGGAAAGGTGTGAGTTTCGTATCTGCACTTCCATCGGTGGTAGCAACACATACATTCGATACTGGATCGCACACATTCACCACAAACCTTTCGCGACCATTCTGATACCATGCAAGAAGACCGATTGCAAGTACAAGTACAATTACAAGAACAACCAATACGCTGATTTTGAGCGGTCGCCGCATCATGTATGCGGGCTCAGGTTCCTTCTACATTCCTCAAAACATTTTTGTTGAATCACGCGCTAAAGACATCCTGTCATGTATATGTAGCGATGAAGTTTGCAAAGACCTTGGAGGCCATCCGGCAGCAGTTTCATAATGAAAACCTGCGTGCAACGTGTTTGCCATACAAGACATGGAAAAAACAACTCAAATATGGCGCCATCGCCTCCGACCAGGAGGCGTTCAAGAACCTCGAGGAACAGTACTGCACAGTTCATCGCGTTTGCAAGTCCTACATAGCCAAAAGTCACTCGCGATGGAGCTGCTGTCGCACAACATCACGAGTGCATGCGTATGAAGAGGCCGACTTCTTTCGAGAACTTCTCGCGTACATAGAGATCAATCTTCAAGCGCTCTATAAAATCTGCAAAAAACTTGAAAAGAATGGGCACGCCGGTTTCATGGAGCATTACCAGTCCCTGCGGTCTAAGCGCACCATCGCGCTGGGCTACCTCGCGGCAAAGCTGCGTCTTGTAACTGACCCAACATTCGCAAGCGAATGCCCCATCTGCATGTCCGAGGTCACTCCACAGGACACGCGTGTAATTTTGAAATGCGGGCACGTGTATTGCTTTGATTGCGTGCAACAAATGATGCGCCTGGACACGATTCACGCCACGCTTATCAACAAGCTGGCAATCGCGTCGCGGGTCTGGACGTGCCCAATCTGTCGGATGCGCGACCCTATTCCGGAAGATATCCCGAAGGCGTTCTATCCTGCGATGCCAAAGCTTTCTGCACCATGATCTCTAGCCGTTTGACGACGGGCGTCTCGACACAAAACAAGACGTGCAAAATCTCGCCAATCAGGAAGAGAATGAGCAAAACCCATCCAAATGCCCACCGCATTCCCCGGGCAATCGCCCATGCCGCAATGATGGTTCCTGCGATGTCAAGAGCCGCCAAATCAAATATTCGGACGGCGTGAAAACCAGTTCGTGGTGCCCCAAAGACATCTCGGTATTTCTGGAATGGACACGCGGACATCGCACCTGATACACTTCACTTATTTTTTTTCGGCAATTGTTAATATACGTTTTTTCAAGCTGGCGCCGTCACTCGAGGATCCCTGTATCCCGTTGACGATCGATCAATGCCACTTGTTCTCCAAAAGCCCCAATCTCAGCCCCCGTTGCAGCTCGGGAAACTGCGACAGCTCGGTAACCTGCGACAGCTCGGACGCAAGCTCCGATTCCAGCTCCGGCGAGAACCCACCCACATCTGTGTCTTTGAATCCTAATCCGTGTGCTCTGATCGACGACTTTGACGTTCGCGTGTTGTCGTCGGGGGACACTGTTGAAACGTACATGGAAAACATCCTAGCGGAACAGCCTGGTCTTGAAAACAATGTGTATATTTATGATTTGGGCGTCCTGCACCGCACCTACCAGCAATGGCTGGATGAATTCCCAGGGATCCATCCTTATTATGCAATCAAATGCAACCCTGACCTCGGCATCTTGCGCATGCTCTGCCAGCTCGGTGCCAATTTTGACTGCGCCTCACCTGCGGAGATTGACAGCGTGCTCGCCATTGGAGCAGATCCTTCCCGCATCATCTACGCAAACCCATGCAAACGCGAATCGGACATTCGCTATGCTGCAGACCGAGGCGTGCGTCACACGACCTTTGACACTGTCCAGGAGCTGCACAAAATTGCCCGTGCCGCCCCCGAGATGCGATGTGTACTGCGCCTATTCGCAACCGATCCCAATGCTCGCTGTCAGCTCAGCAACAAATTCGGCGCACCACGCAACATGTGGCAGCAACTGATCTCCGTGGCAAAAACTCTTGACTTGTGCATCGACGGTATAAGTTTCCATGTTGGCTCTGGTGCATGCACGCCAGCGGCATTCACAAATGCGATTGAGCAATGTCGTGAATTATATGACATGTTGGTTGTGAATGGCTACACCCCTTCCATCATTGACTTGGGGGGCGGCTTCATGCCTTCCACGCTTGGCGGGATCCCCGATGGCATCCGAAAGACATTGGAAACCTATTTCCCGACCTCCATGGCAAGTTCCATCAAAGTGATTGCGGAGCCCGGACGATTCTTCGCAGAGCGCTGTGCAACGCTGATGACAAAAATAATTGGTGTTCGCGACTACCCATCCGATCCTCATACCCGTGATTACTGGATCACCGATGGAATTTATGGTTCGTTCAATTGCATGTTGTATGATCACATTGACCCTAAACCGCACGTTTTCAAGCAAAGCCTCTCTCAGCCTGTCTGTAAAACCACTCTGTTTGGCCCCACGTGCGACGGCATGGATACCGTACTAAAAGATGCTTGGATGCCCCGTTTGGAATACGGCGACTGGATCTATTTTAAAGACATGGGTGCTTACACCATCGCAGGCTCGTGCCACTTCAACGGCATTCCCTTCCCGAACGTCGACCGTCATTATATCTACACGCTCGCAGACCCACAAAAATAACCCACCCCTCGTTTGTTTTTTCTCATGATATTGGCTTGCTTCGCCTACTTCTTGGACTTCTTTGGCTTCTCGGTGACGCTGACAGCAGCAACCGCGGCAGCAGCGGCTGCAGCGGCGGCCGCTGCCTTGCTCGTCTTCTTCTTCTCAGGCACCGGTGGCGGCGGAGGCGGCGCGACCTCCTCCTCAAGGTCAGAATCAACCTCCTCCTCGTCGTCTTCGGCCGCATCCTCATCGTCGTCGTCCTCGTCGCTATCCTCGATCTTCGTCGTATTGCCAACGGCAACCACCGCGTCCTCTGCCACATCTGCGTCCTCGGAGTCCTCGCTCTCGGCATCATCCTCGTCATCCGAATCGAACGTGTACTTCGACTTCTTGTTGACCGCATCAAACTTGGCCATCTCCACCCGCCACGTGCAACCGAAGCGGCCGCCCGCAAACCACAGCCCACCGAGCTGCACGATGGCTTGGCACTTGCCGCCCTTCAGCGAGCCAAGCACGGACTTGAAATCGAGCTCCGTCTTGGCCATGTCCATCGCATCAAACTTGAACGTATCCGTCGACGCATCGTACGGAAGCTTCACGCCGAACGTAGGCGGGTACTTGTTCTGAATCTTGCCCGTCTCCTTGTCAATGTCAAACTTGATGCTGGGCGAATACAGCGAATCGACCACATCACGCAGACCATTAAAGTCCTTCTTGAACCACGTCAGGCGGTTCGCGAACGCATCGTCCTTGATCTTCTTGTCAATGGCGAGCAGCATTTCGAAGAACGCGTTCAGGCGCGGATTCTCCTCCTTACCGCGGAAGGACAGGGAAACGTCATACTTCTTCGGCATGCCCTCGTTGCCCTTCTGGCCAATCAGCTTGCTGTTGTCGTTGATGCCGTACGGCAGGTGCATCACCGGCGTCTGGAACGTAGGCCGGTCGCCCTCATAGAAAATACCGCATGTCTTGGCCTGCGGGTTGTTCTTGAGAGGCTTGACCTCGGCGTACTTGAGCTTGTTGATATCGAAATTCTCGGGCTTCAGGGCGACTGGCATTTTTGAGACTGGGTGAGATCGACTGTCTGGAAGACTGTTGTGGGTTGTTTTTAAGTGAGTTTGCAATTGCAGGCCACACGCTGAGTGTGGTCTTGAAACCTTGTGTAATGTGACATTTTTTGGGAGGCAATCAATTTTTCGGATTCATTTTGCCCACCCGGAAATTGGGCCACAACCCCTATCTCGAGTGCCTGGCTGAAAGACCCAATTCACGTTCGATACCGAATGGTTTGTGCCTGCCTAAAGATTACATCCATGTATATTGTAAGAAGACATCGCGCGTGATAATGCCCGTGCAATGCATGTACATAAGCAAGACCCATGAGCGGTGCCGATGCAAGACCAGCCTGCCGGCTGGCCTCTGCAGCCGTCATCAGAGCTGCGACGCGGATGTGCATCGATACTTTCGCGACATCATGGCGCAATTTCTGCACTTCAAGTTGAAAGATCTGCTCGATTACATGACCTTTCTGGAGCCGTGCAATACAGAGACTCTATCAAAGCTCCTCCGGCATGCTTTTACGAAACACGCTCTTGCCGAGTTCGCCAAGCTCACACTAGAGGTACATCCACGAGATGCGCATGCGATGACCATCAGCAAACTTGCGGATACCATCGTCGATTTCTATGGCAAGCTTCATCGGGCAAACAAATATACGTATTACATCCGCAAATTACAAAAAGCCTGGCGTGCGAAAAGTGCAGCTTCTTTGACGGGTCCATACCCCAACACCCCATCTGTCAATACGGAGGATCCGTTCACCTTTGAGGAAATCGCATCCATTCCACAAAATGAGATCTTCAGTTACACCGATCAAACGGGTCACGTTTATGCTTTTCGAGCGTCTCATCTTCTGTACTCAATTGATCACCTTGGTCCCTACAATCCGTATACGCGCGAAAGCATTCATGAACGTGACCTTGCACGTTTGCGCCGCCACATGCGCATGCATCAAATCAATACCACCATCATCGATGAAGAATCGCGATGGCAAACACCCGAAGCTGCCTTCACGGACGTTCTCTACGATTATGAGCTGTACGGATTCTATACCTCCCTTGAATGGTTCACCCAACTGTCTATCCAACAGATCTATGACATGTATTATGAGCTCTCAACGGATCGCAACATTCCCCTGACGTTTTTCTCGCTGTCCAAATTGGACATGAGTTTGACGAGCGGACAACCGGATGGCGTTGGTGCGCTTTTCTGCTTAGCAGACGACATGAAAAATCTGATTAAAAGCAATCACCCCATGAAATTCTATATCGTATGCAATTTATTTGTTGTATTGGCGATCGCGAGCCCAAACGTTCGCAGTGCCCTCCCTCCATGGGTGCTGACGGGGGCTGTTCTGCATTCTTGAAAAATTTGAAGCGGAGAAAAGACAACCCGATCCCACCAGACAAGCAAGACCAGGACAGAAGCAATCGCTGCCTAAGGGAGACCAAGGATATGGACAGCCTCAATTACCAAATGTCGTCAATGTCCATTACATCGCCATTTGAAGCCCCCGCGCAAGCGCCACCGAAACCACGACACTCGCTCGACGAAAAGCAGTATTACAACAATAGCATTTATCGAATGCATGCACTGGAAAATGATACGCATACGGGTGTCTTTGCTTTGGACTATATTCCAGCGCACTCGTACCTCGGCGACATCCAAGGTGAGAAAAAGTACACTTGGGAAGTGGACATGTCGCTTCACGCGAAAGATATTGTATGGGTCAAAGACGACTTGGTGATGGATTGCTCCGTACGTCCGCGTTGCATCGTAAGTATGATACGCGATGGCACAGTTCCCTATGAGGATGTACCGTGGGTTCAGCCAAATTGTGTCCTTAAAATAACGTATACGAACGGAGAGCCACGCGTTGTCATTCAGACCACTTCCGACGTGCTTCCTGGCGAAGAGCTCGTATTCACACGCGACCCAGACGACATTTGATGTGTGGATAATTTTCTTGTTTAGACATAAGGAGCACAGATCATTTGAAATGCCCAGAGCATCTCCTAGCCCCAACCCCAAACCCAAATCCCCCGAACCCAGCCCAGACAACTCTAAAATGGAAGACGCGTTCTCAAAGGTACTTATCCCTCGTGCCTTAGCGAAAAAGAAAGACGCATTGCCCGATCGTGACCTCCAAGTTCTTGCGCAGGTGGCTACCACAAACAAGACGTTCCAAAAAATGATGAAAGGCACAAAGGGAATGACGAAGAGATTGATGGAGGAAAAGAAAACACATACACTCTTCACGAAAGGCATCAAAACAAAAATCGCTCTCAATGCAATTGTTTGGAGTCCAGATGGGAAGCATATCGCCGGAGCTGGCTCGGGTAAAAACGTACACATTTGGGATATTGTGACAGGTCGTTCTCTCAAGATGCAACCGGAACAAGTGAAAGCGACGGACAGGCTTTCATGGAGCCCAGATGGAAAGTACCTCGCGGCCGGTTGTTCCCCAGGCTGCGTGCTTATTTGGGAAACTGCGACGGGCAAACTCGTCAATAGAATTGAGGTTAATGCTGACTTTGTCCTCCGAGTTGCATGGAGCCCAAACAGTCGTTTTCTAGCCGCGGGATGTACAGAGGGTATGTTGTACATCTGGGAAATTGAGAAGGACACCACTAAGCTCAACCGTATGCTCGAAATCAATACGGACTACGTCTATGGTGTAGCTTGGAGCCCGGATGGGAGCTTGATAGCGTCGGGAGGAGAAGATGATGGGGTGCGTGTCTGGGATGCATCGAATGGTCGTCTTGTCAAGTCCATGGAAGGTGAAGAATCGTTTATGGATGTCATGTGGAGTCCAAACGGTAATTTCTTGGCAGCCGCGCATGCCGAAAACCGGGCTGTGCATATTTGGGATGCCGCGACAGGGCGTCTTGTCAAGACACTGGAAGGTGCATCTGTGCAGGACGAGGACGACAACGAGGACGAGGACGACAACGAGGACGAAGACGACGAAGACGACGAAGAAGCGGCATACAACATCGAATGGAGTCCAAACGGGCGCTTTATTGCTGCTGCTGTCGGCGACAAGACCGCGTGCATATGGGATCCTACATCAGGGGAGCGCGTCCGAGTACTAAAAGGGCACTCCGGTATTGTAAGCAGTGTGGCATGGAGCCCCGATGGGCGCATCCTAGCATCGGCGGGAACGGATGATAAAACCATCCGTTTCTGGGATGTGCGCGATCTTCCCCATGCAGGAGGCGCGCACGCCACCTTGAAACAATGCTATAAAGGTAAGGACTACGTCGTGCACACGGGTGCTCGTGGTGGCAAATACATTCTTGTGGGAGCATCAAAGCAGAAAGTTTACGTAGCCTAGCCGGTGACTAATATGATCTTTTTTCTACACGCTTTTCAAGGATCGTAATGGCAACTCGTACGCAGACGTGCGTGATTCGCATGCTTGATTGTAACAACGCCAGGGATCGTGAAATGTTTCGGTATTTACAAGGTCTTGCGGCGTTGCAGAAATTGCATTTTGTGGATATCTTTCCTTGGGAAACCGAGTGTGATGCCGAGAGTCGCCATTTGATGTTTGTGAGTTTGACGTATTCCTACCCTTCTGCACAAACGCGGCATCTGCTCTCTATGCAGGATATGCCCGGTGTCCAAATGGGACTCCCCACAAAAATATGCGGGTGGATGACCGTGCAAGTCAAGAGTCGGCGGTACATGTACATACCCACATTATCCACGAGGACGCCAACAGATCCTACGTTTGCAGGCGTGGGGAAGGCTCTCCTGGATGCAATACACGAGCATGCTCTGAAGACCGGGATGGATTTTGTGTACCTGATGCCACTCCAGAATGTTATCAAATTCTATCAGAAACAGGGCTACAAGCACGTGCATGACAGCGTGCCTTACATGGCAAAAACGTTGCGACCGGGTCGAAGTCCTACCGCTCAAATTGTGAATGCGTGGGTAGCATACAAAGAAAAACAAGCCAAAGAGCTGACCGACGAGTATGCATTCGCCGAGCTTACGAAGGACCTCGACCCCAAAGATCGCAAGCTTGTCCTCAAACTTGTCGCAGAAGACCCATCGCGTATGTATGAAGTGCTCGCGGTTGTTGAAGAGAGTTCGAGCGTAGACGATCTCCGGGAATGGATCAAGTCCTACTCTGACCCCAGCCTTTAATGTTCTTGGACTTCTGCTTCTCGCGCCCGATAATGGTCTTGTCCAATCTTCCATAGCACGCTAAACATGAGCCCCTGAACGCCATTGCTCAGCAGCTTTGTCTTGAGCCCACGACCCATGACACCGCGCCATCCATCCTTGGCGAGTACCAGTCCGAGCGCTTCCGTATAGGAAATCGGCACAGCGGAAGTTTGCTTGGTTGTTTTTACGACACGCATCGAATTGGATATGCTGTCGCTGACGATGCTCGCGCAAAACCCAATAAAGGCAGCGCGCACGAGCGCAAAGTGTGGCGTATGTGTCATGCGATGGGAAGTGCCTGCCTGTGGAAGATGAGCATTCAAAAAGTTATATGTCAAAAACCATGGATAGTGACCCGCAAAGGTGGCGGCCGACGCTCCAAGTGCTCCATGGAACAGCACGCCCACTCCCCCACCCGCTCCACGTGGCTGCTGCATCTTTTCGCGAAGCACGCGCCAACCACGCTGACTTCCCTCCACCTGCATCACCGTTTTTAGCGTATCAATCGGCATCAGGACAATACGGATGGCGCCGGCGCATAGAGAGGCACATGCTGTTTTGAGGGGCAGCGGCCAATTTTGTGTCGCTGTGAGTGAATTGAGCAACGACATGACGCCTGCATTGGCAGCAGTGTCCCCAAACCGACTCAGAGGCGCCTGGAAAATGGCGGCAGGGTACCCCGCATAAAACCGACGAATCCCACCTTGCGCATATAACGCGCGGGCAGCGGTTGACATGGTGCCTCCATATCGATATTGGTAATTGACAATCGTTCGGAGCCACATGAGCGACGTAACTTGCGCGGCCATAGCTGCCGCGCCTGGCAATCCCCCACCAAGCGCATCTTTTGCGGCTTTCGCAAAAATGACGTGAGTCTCCATGTCCCATTAGTAGACAAAATCCTTAAACCCCTCGGTAACTTCCTTGCTTTCGTGATCCTGTTTTTTGGCCTTTGCCAAGTTCTTGGCCGTATTTGCCAGCTTGCGCATGTTTAGGTACAAGAGGATGGTAACGATGACGGAGCCGATAGCGCCCAAGACGATGAGGATGGTCTTTAGCCATGCCCAGATGCCACAGTTGCCCATAACCGTGCAGTTCAGATCAAATACGGTGATGAAGTTGAATATGACGAGCAACAGATACGGAATGAGCATCTTCAGAAGCAGCGCCCGTGTTTGGCCATCTGCCCCGAGTGCTTTGGTAACATCCGAAAAGCTCACGGCTACGATGATGATAACTGCGAGCACGGTCAGCGACTGCAGCGCAAGGAAACCACTCGCAATTTTTGCTTGAGTGGTCTCGAACATGTAATTGACAGACAGTCTTTACTTCTTCGGTACATTTTTATTCGCCGCGGCACGGGAACGCTCGCTTATGATGATCGCAATGCGTTGTTTTGTTGCCGTCTCTTTCGTGAGCGGCTTCTTGCTGAAACACTTTGCCTCTTTGGCTTCTTTCTCGCCTTTGCAAACCTTGTAACCTTTACCAACACGGCGGATAACGTATGGCATGCTCTATCAAGGGAACACAAAACAAACTTCTTGAGATGTCAAGATGGAAGAAAAAATATGAACAAATTTACTCAGGCTCTCGCAGTGTTTGAACCTTCATTCCTTATGCGCGCACAAAATGTCCTTTCATCCACTTTTGCAGATTGAAGTACGTGACTTCGTCGCTGTCCTTGCAGCCTAGCAGCTTCTTCAGGGCAGCGTTCGGCAGGATGACGCGCTTGTTCTCAGTGTTGAACAGGTTGTTCTTTTTCACGTACTCGTTGATGTGGCGAGTGACCTCCGTGCGCGACATTTCAGTGCCCTTAGCGACGCTGAGGAATGCGCACAGCTCATCCGAGATCTTGGTGGGCTTGGCGAAACCCGAGGGCGAGGTGCGCGCGTTGGCACGCTTGCGCTCAGCCTTCTCGCTGGCCTTCTTTAGCTTGTCGTACTCCTTTTGGGCGACCTTCAGCTCCGCTTGAACCTCCTTTAGGAGCACTGCCAGAGCCGAGACCTTGCTCGTCAGACGCGTTAGAGGCGACTCCTCGGCCTCAACTGGGGTCGGGGGAGCCGGCGCCGCGGGAGCAGCGGCCGGAGTGGCCTTGGGGGCAGCAGCGGCGGGTGCGGCCGTCGCCGCCTTGGGGGTGGCCTTCGGGGCAGCGGCCGGAGCAGGGGCAGCAGAGGTGGCAGCAGAGGTGGCAGTCGCAGGGGCTTTCTTGACGGGCATCAGTGTGTAGTTGATGTATGTGTTGGCGTATTTATCCTTAAATAGTTTTCAAGTTTTCACGCTCCCGCCGCTCCAGAAATGGTCTCCAAAAATATTTCTTTTTTAGCAGGCGGAAGATTTTCCAGCCGCACTTTTTGACGCGGCTCTAACCGAAGACCTACCAAAAGATCCCCACGGCCTTGCAGCCCTTTTCCGTCGATCCGGATAGGTTCGTACAAGTTCGGCATCGCCGGTATCTCAATGAACAGCGTGCTTTGATCTAGGTAGGGCATCTCCTTTGTGCATCCGAGGAAATACTCCTGCAGATCTATGCAGACTTCGCAATACATTTCGTAAGGATTGAAGCCAGCTTCGCTCGCCTCATAGTCCATTACGGAGTACAGTACGTGATGTGCGCATGTCATAGTGATCTCCACTTGCACTTCGCGATCGTCCTCGGTATTGCAAATAACATTGCATTTGGGATACTGACCACAGTCTACGACGACAAACAATGGTTCGGGTTCATGCTTGAGAAAAAGACGAACCTTGCGCTTTTTGCGCATGTGGATATCCGCAAGCGTGGCGCTCATAGTGACTTTGTGCAGTGACCGCGCATCAGGTGTCTTCGCACCTTCACTGGCGGCAGCGGCTTTCTTCATCTGGCTGTATTTGAGGGCAGCGTCAAAGATAGATGTTTTAAAGAAAGACGTCATCGTTTGCATAATGTCCTCCGCATTCATGCGTTCCTCGATCTTTGACCAGGTTTCATGCCACAGCTTCGGATCGTACCAAGATTCGCCATCCGCGTCACCGCCCCCCGCACCGCTCGCATCGCTCGAGCCGTCTGCGCCCGGTGTGCGCGCGTGATCCACAAGAAATTTGTACGCGACCGTGACTTTTTTAAAATAGCTCTCGTGGATCGCACGCTCCTCGGGCGACAAATGCCCGAGTTTGTCTGGATGGTGTTGGCGCGCGAGTGAACGATACTTCTGCTTGATATCTTCTAGAGAGGCGCTCCGAGGAAGCCCAAGAATTTCGTATGGATCTGTCATAACACCTCTTTGATCATGTAGCTTTACGCTCTTATATCTTGCGCGTCTGATTTTGTTTTGTCTTACATATGTAAGTGAGCATGAGCACTCAACTAAGTTACGTGGACAACGGCTCATACGGGTGTGTGGTGCGTCCATCCATTCCATGCAGCCCAAAACAACGGCCACATACAGTATCAAAGGTGTTTGATCGTGCGGAGAAACAAGCAGAAGAATACGATATGATGATAGCCATCCTTCCTCCGAGCCTCAAAGAAGCAAACACCCGCACTCCTTTCTTTGCTGAGCCCCTGGAAGAATGCAAAATCAAATTGCAAGAAATGCAAGATGTGTATAAGAAGTGCGAGAACTTTACATGGAGTCTTAACAAGAAACTTTCCAAAGACAAGCCTCTGTGGCAAATCATTTACCCGGACGGAGGCATCGACCTAGACAAAATACTCAAGAACAAAACAACTCCCACCCCAACCTTCATCGATCTGTTTCAAGGACTTCATAACATTTTCAAGGGGCTGATTGACATTGCAAAGAACAACATCGTCCATCAAGATATCAAGTCCGACAACATTGTCTATAACGATGCTTTGAAACGGTGCCTTCTGATTGATTTTGGCATTGCGCAGCCCATGTCAGAAGTATATGACCTGAAAGCACGCTTCTATTTCACGGCCGTGTACCGCTACTATCCTACCGAATATAGGTTGATGACATTGCTTGCGCATCGCGACTCCAAATTGGTTGAGAAAATGCTCGCAAAGCACCCCAAGGTCATCAAGGCGATTCTTGAAAACTTTGTGGGACATGGGAACCATTACGGCTACTATGAGTATTACGTGAGGGGAACGGACACCATGTTTAATGCTGCATTTCCGGATGCAGAACTACAAACCATGTACCGCAATCTCATCGAGCCTTTCCAGCCACATCGTCAAACCCAGATCACGGATATGATCGACGCAGTTGCACGTGTTGCCGGTGGCCCCTCAGCGGCGAAGCAATCTGCTCCTGCCCGTCCCACCGCTCAAGCTGCACCGATCGATTCGGCTTTGCTACAACAAGCCATCGATGCTTTGATCTCGTATGACATGAACGGAATGGATGCAGATTTCAACAGCGCCGTTATGCTTTTGAATCGGTTACACTTTCAAA